TATTTTATCTATAAATTCCTGTTTCCTTATATGATTTGTAAATAAATCAAGTATTTCTACCATATAACCGTGCATTTTAAGATATCCTCCAATGGAAATTAGACCTAGAGGAGGCATTGTCATCTTCTCTGAATATCCCACCTGCTTATTCTTATTACTGTTTGGCATAATAAGCATAATCTTTTTTATAATAAGTCATCCCCCCAAAACATATCTTCGTTAGTTATAATACCAATTTTAATAAATTCCTCTAACCTGTCTTCAACCTGATTAGCACTCATTGTATCCTTCATATGACGGATAATATCATCCACGGTATCATCGTCATTGATTATTTTCCAGATATCAGAATCTTTTTTATTTAAAATCACCCTACTGCCATCATTTTTTATGATACTGGTATATTTTTCATTTTCTTTCCAAACATAAGTTGTTTTATGTAATATGTCTTCTCGTTTAATCATATTTTAATGAATGTATAATTCTAAAAAAGCGTTTCTCTTTTCTGAGAAACGCTTTCTCACCATTACGTTGGTCCTGGTAATGGACCAATCATTGCAATCGCTATGCCTGCTCCGAAGCCCCAATCACAGTTTACTCCACAGCCTAAATCAACACGTTTTTTCTGCTCTACGCCTTCGCTTTTTGGTGTTTCATATACACTCATTTTGTCACCTCCTTCACATTTTGTCTTTCCAATACTTTTTTATGTATTAGTACATTCTTTATACCATGTCAGAGCATTTACAACCATATTTATTGTTTTTTTTGCACTTTTTTTTATCTCTTTGGACATAGGCAACACATGGCTGATTAATTTCAATTATTATAAAATAATCTATACATAATTATTTTGATGAAATATATTTTCATAGTCATTCATTGCAACATAATTGTGTCACTACATTGGCACACTTCTGCGATTGAAGAGTAATTTTACCCATGTTACAATTGATATTGCTTATAGTATTCCTATTTTCTCCAGCACCTTAATCGGTGCTTTTTTTGTACCCGTAAACCTTTCGCTGACAGTAGCCAATACTTACACAGTACGTACAGCGTACTTCCCCTAAAATAAAACGTATTCTGTGCGTACAGTGTAAGTAAAACTTCCTATTATATAATGAAGGGAGATTACCATGAAAACAAGAAATGAAATCTATCAAGGGGAAGGTGCCCAACTGCTCCGGTTCATTACAACTTACCATTCGTTGCAATATGAACAGGTCTTACGGCTCTTTTCCAAAAACAGAGAGTCTATCAAATCTCTGATCACAAGTCTGGTAAAACAAAAACGCATTATCTATGATAAGGAGAACGGGCTTCTCTTCGACAGCCAGGAATCTGCAAACAATCCTGATTATGGCATGATTGCATCCTTTTGGGTGCTTTTGGACTTCAAAACAGCCATTGTGTACCATACTGACGGTGAATTTCCTGTGAAACTGAACTTTTTCTCTAAAGATGAGTGGTATGAAGTCCTCTATGTCCCCCAGGAACAAGAATATCTTATCAATCATGTCATGGAAAGCCAGACAAAAAGCGATGCGAAACGGCTGGTTGTATTAGAAACAGAAGAACAGGCTGCAAAAATTCATATCACAGGCGTGATTGCCTTTTGCCTTGTAGACTCCTCTACCGGATCTGTCAGCTATTATGCAAAGAAATGAGGTATGTATGAACACCAAAACTGTTTTTGACCGTTTACAGAGCATTGATGATGAAGTCCAAAAACTTCACAACACTATTTTTGCATTGAAAACAACAGATATTCAAGCGTATGCCGACAAATACGAAGAGCTGAGTATCAGTGCTGCCCTACGTTCTGAAAGGATTGCCTGCCAGCTCAGAAATCTGGTATATACCACAACTGACACTGGAAAGAAAGACTATCTGAAACAGGCTGCGGCTGTGCAGGGAATCAAAATCTCTTTTTCAAATAGTGTTCTTTCCATTACCATGCCAGGACTACTGCCCAAACGTAAATTGCGAACCAACACCGCTTTTCTACATGAGCCATTAAACCTTGCCTTGCAGACTTATGTGACAGAACATTCTATTCCGTTATATAAAAGATGTGTGGTCTGTTTTAGTCAAATTTATGACCAGAGCCTTTCTTTACAACGGATACGTGATTACGATAATTTGGAGTTCAAACAGATTTTAGATACTATCGCTTCCTATGTTCTGGTTGATGATACGGGACTCTTTTGCGACTCCTATCACACTACGGAACTGGGGAATTACGATCACACCGTTATCTTTGTAATGGAACCGGAAATCTTTCCTGGCTGGCTGAAAGATAGAAAAGAGTCTATCAAAACCATATCGGAAATTTCCTGATATTTTTCTTTCTTTTTCCGATATGGGTAATTTTTCTGCAAAGAAGCCATATTCTTTGCATTTTTTATGCTTAATACCGCCCTTACTTTACCCAAGTATAGGCTGTCATAGGTAAAAATCGAACTGAGGTGATGCTTATTTGATAAAAACCGATTCTATAAAATATCAGCTTTTGGAAATGGTTGGGCTATGTGGGGAATTCCCTTCCGGACAGCTTAACAGATTGATTGAGAGTGATTCCTATGCAGAGAAGGTGGTTACAGATTTAAAGCAGAGTAAGCTTATAAGAACACACTATAAAGATGGCCTACGAGGTTATCGCCTTACCAAACGGGCAAAAGAACTGCTGCTTTCGCAAAATCCCTGTCGTTTTCAAAACTATTTAACCGGAAATGCAGAAACCAACCTCATACGTAGTGAATTACCAAGACGGCTGCGACTTCATCAAAAAGCAGAAACCTATTTAACGCTTTCACATGCCGGAATCCCATTCTTTCCAGATGAAAAGCCGCTGCTTTTTTCTGAATCCAGCGAAGCGGCTACGTTTCCTGTGCGAAGCCTTCCTCTGTTTTACTCTTCCAGAGAAATAAAAAATCTTGGAGCATCCACTACCAAAATTAAAAATTCCCGTTGTATAGGAATCCTGATGGCTCCTCACTGTGTCTATGCTGTTTATAATACCGGAAATACACTTCTAAAATGGGAATACAAAACGGAAGTCCGACTCAATGCTTTTTTGCAGCACTATCTTCAGGGACTTCCTTACCATGGGCCACCTACCGTTTATGCCATCATGACTGGCAGTGATATGGATATGGCTTTCCGGCTCCTTACCAGTACCGGTGGATACAAAAAAACACTGTTCATGCTGGATACTTCGTATGAACACTTCTATTTCCTGCCCAATAACAGCTACGGAGAATACCTGCTCCGTTTATTGGTACAACCCCAGCGTATGATGCAGCTCAATCAGCTACTACTGTCCGACTGTTTTCCCCAGCGTGAGGATCTGCCAATTGAACATGATGGAATAGACAGCCAGGAAAATCCTATTTTGCTTGCGTATGATTTTGACATGCAGCGTATCAACCGCTTCAATACTGGATTAAATGTATATGGGCTATCCGGGAACCTGATTTGCTTTGACTTTCAGCTTCCCTGCCTGAAAAAATACCTAACTGCAGATATACACTTCTCCAGCATTGATTTTCAAAAGTTTAAAAGGAGGTTTTTCAATGAACCGTAAATGGTGGAAGTTCCTGTTTTTGCTTCCCATAAGCGTCTGCACTCTGTATGCCGGAGGATACGCAGCACAATTTATTAAAAACTATCAGGAATGGACTTCTGCCGGAAACTTTGCCGGCAACGGAACCTATCCGCAAGCAGCTTCTTTACACCCATTGGTCTGCTTTCATACCGCCCTTACCGATTTCCCATACAATTTGTATGGGATTTTTCTTTGCCTGGTTCTCTTTGGGCTTCTTACTTTTTTACTTATGCGTATGGGATATGACAGAAACGGGGAAATTAGTGACCATGACCGGAACTTAAATTACTCTACAAAAGGAACCTACGGTACATCCGGATTCATGACTCCAGATGAAATGATGAAAGTTTTGGAACTGACCGGAGATGTCAAGAAAAATAAAGGAACCATTTTAGGAAAATTAAATGGCAAAGCCGTATGTCTTCCATATCAAACACGAATGAATAAAAATATCGCCGTGTATGGTGCCAGCGGTTCCATGAAATCCAGGGCATTTGCCAGGAATATGATTTTCCAGTGTGTCGCCAGAGGGCAGGAAGGCAACAACGCTTCCGGGGAAAGTTTAATCATTACCGATCCCAAAAGCGAACTCTATGAAAGCATGTCTGCTTATCTGGAAAATGAGGGCTATGTAGTAAAAGCATTTAATCTGGTCAATCCGGAAAACTCGGATAGTTGGAATTGTCTGGGTGAAATCAATGGACAAGAAACGATGGCTCAGGTATTTGCAGATGTCATTATCCAGAATACAGGTTCCGGAAAAGGAGATCATTTCTGGGATAATGCGGAGATGAACCTGCTAAAAGCCCTGGTTCTCTATGTAGATCAGGGCTTTCCGCCGGAAGCCAGAAATATTGGACAGGTTTATAAGCTGCTGACCATGAGTTCCGAAAAGGAGCTGAACAGTCTTTTTGATCTGCTCCCAGTGTCCCATCCAGCAAAAGTTCCTTACTGCATCTACAAACAAGCCAGTGATACCGTGCGAAGCGGAGTTATTATCGGATTGGGTGCCAGACTTCAGGTATTTCAGAATAAACTCATTCGGCAGATTACCTCTTATGATGAGATTGATCTGACACTTCCAGGGAAACAGAAATGTGCTTACTTTTGCATTACCTCAGACCAGGACAGCACCTTCGATTTTTTATCTTCCCTGTTTATGACCTTCATCTTCATCAAACTGGTCCGTTATGCAGATAAGTATGGAGAAGAAGGAAAACTTCCTGTTGCTGTACATATACTGGCTGATGAGCTTGCCAACACCGGAGCTATCCTGGAACTGAATAAGAAAATCAGTGTAATCCGAAGCCGGAATCTCAGCATTTCCTGCATCTTTCAGAATTTGCCCCAGATGCAGAACCGCTATCCTTATAACCAATGGCAGGAAATCATTGGCAACTGTGATACCCAGCTCTTTTTGGGCTGCACAGATGAAGTTACTGCTACCTTTATCAGCAACCGCAGCGGCGATGTGACCGTAGGGGTAAGCAGCGAAGCCAAGCAGCTCAATAGCTGGCGGGTATCCGACTATACACCGGAATACCGGCAGACAAAATCTATCGGCAAACGAAAACTCTTAACACCAGATGAAATCTTGCGGCTCCCGCTTGATACTGCTTTGGTTATCCTACGTGGGCAAAAAGTCCTAAAAGTAGAAAAGTACGATTATACCCTGCATCCAGATGCCAAAAAGCTGACACCAAGAAAAGCATCGGAACACATACCTGAATGGCGCAAAAATGGGTCTTCGGAAGAAACAGAGTATCGACCACAGCCCTCACCCGGATCAGCCAAAAGGAAACGCCGTTCATCTTCTGCGTCAATAGCAAAACAGAAACCACATTTTACATCCGAACCCGTTTATCAGGAACCTACTCCCGATGATTTTATGGAGGATTTCTTTCAGGAAAATTTTATAGAAGATTCCCCCGACTCTGGCATGGTTCCTTTAGATAAAGATTCCATCATGTCATAACACATTTTGAAAGGAGATAACATTTATGGCAAACGAAACAATGAACCTGAACACCCCTATTTTAACCCTTGACTCCGATACTGTATTAGAAACTGCTCAATCAAAAGCGGATTTAATCTGGCATGACATCCAAAATGCCTATCGTACCCGGAAAATTCTCACCGGCATTCTGGGAGGTATTGAAAAGACCGAAGCCGGCAGCTTAATAGCAATTATTTACTATAAAGATTATCGGGCAGTCATCCCTATCTCGGAAATGATGATCAATCTGATCCAAGATGAAACTCATGATTACGGAGATTTCTCTCTTAGACAGAACAAAGTCCTTAATAACATGCTTGGTAGTGAAATCGACTTTGTAATCAAAGGACTGGATACCAAATCCAGAAGCATCGTTGCCAGCCGGAAAGATGCTATGCTGAAGAAACGTCAGATTTTCTATTTTGATCAGGACTCTTCCGGACAGAATAAAATCCACGAAGACCGTATTGTGCAGGCCAGAGTCATTGCCGTTGCTGAAAAAGTAGTCCGGGCAGAAATCTTTGGTGTAGAAACTTCCATCCTTGCAAGAGATCTGTCTTTTGACTGGCTGGGTGATGCCAGGGAACGATTCCAGGTAGGGGAACATATTCTGGTCCGGATCTTAGCTATCCAGGGAGATTCCCCGGAAACGCTCTCTATCCATGCAGATGTAAAAAGCGTGGAAGGCAACACCAGCAAAGAAAATCTGAAAAATTGTCGGGTACAAGGAAAATATGCCGGTACGGTGGAAGACATCCACAAAGGAACTGTTTTTGTCCGGTTAGAATTGGGTGTCAACGCCATTGCTCACAGTTGCTACGACAGCCGCACCGTTGGGAAGAAAGATAAGGTGTCCTTTGTTGTGACACATATTGATGAAGAACGGAATGTTGCTGTTGGCATCATTACAAGGATTATCAAACAAAATATCTGATTACCAAAAGCAATATGAAAAGGAGCTCACTACATCCATTTCTTATTGCGATACAAGATATTCCATGCTATACTGAGCGAGTATAGCTAATCGAGAAAGAGATGCGGATGCAATTTCGACCAGCCCTCTAGTTTTTAAAGGAGGGTGATGCCCATGAACACAATGGAAGTACTCACATTGCTTTTAGTAGTTTTTGCGGCTCTGACTTACATAGATAATCGACATGATAAGAAATAGCATCCACGATAAACCCTGAGAAAGTTTGATGGATGCTATGTCTTAACATAGAAAAAAATTAAATTTTACTGAGGGCATCAGATCTTGCATCTGATTACCTTTCTTAATTAGATTATACACTGGGGGATATGAGAAATCAAGTCCCCCTTTATTATTGTTATTGTCATTACTTAAACTAAATCGACAAATAATATGTTGATAAATATTTTTCTACAGCCCCCTCATTCTCATTTGACCATCATTTAACAGATTTCACATCTAATTCATGGCTATACATTAGTACTTGGTTCTCATTCTGATTCTTCTTTCAAATTTAGTCAGAGCAGACATTTTTAACGACTATTATTTCTATTCAAAAACAGTCACAGATATCTAAACATCAATAAAATATCTGCGACTGTCTTAGAGATATATTTCATTTCAGTTCATACGTTCTAACTTTTTCATTCATGCAGCCATACAAACAGCGAATCTTCTCTCATTATCTCGTCATATATGATTTCCGCCATTTTCTCTTCTGGTGCAGATAGGTTATCTGCACCTAATTTCCTCCCTATTTCATTGTTATGTAAATCCATTTTTTTGTGCTCATCTTTTGTATATCCATCGCTTTCGTTTCCAGTAGTATCTTTATCTTCATGTGCTGTCGCAAAAAGCTCTGCTTTTTCACTTCCTATCAAAACTGTCATTTCGGCATTCCATATTCCGTGTCTAAATGCGTCACTCCTGTCACCCAAACCATTTTTTCCGAATTTTCTTTCGGTTTGTTTAGTGGCAATTTCCTTTGCTTTATTGACTTTTAGTGCATCAAACGGATATCGAATCACTAATTTTTTCTCAGAAGAAGTAAGTGCGTTCCAAATGTCTATGACGCCATCTTTCTTAATAGCATGAATCTGATCCATAAAATCACTTATCTGCTGTTCACTCCATTCCGGATGTTTTGACTTAACATCTAAAATTTGCTTAACGATATCCTCAAACTCATTAGTTTCATCAATTATAAAACCTCTAGAACTCATACTTTCATTTGAAGCAGCATAAACTGAAATGGGAAGTGATGCACTAATCAGTACGCTCACCCCAATAACTATCTCTTTCTTCTTCATCTGTAATACCTCCCCATACAATGGCTTTTCATATCATAATTTAATTCCTATCTGTCATTGAATACTCTCAAAATACCATCCCTTTTTCTTCATCAAATCCAAATGTGTTCCCTGTTCAATGATGCTTCCCCTGTTCAATACATAGATATAATCCGTATCTCGAATAGAGGAAAGTCTATGAGTAATGATAATTTGCGTTTTATTGGTAGACCTTAGGTTATCATAAATTTTCTTTTCTGTAAGCTGATCCAGATTACTGGTAGCTTCATCAAAAATAACTACCTCCGTATCGCTAAGCAGAGCTCTTGCTATGGCAATACGCTGTTTTTGACCACCTGAAATATTTTGTCCTCCTTCTCCAACAAGTGTATCCAATCCCAACGGCATACTTAAAACTTCCTCTTTTAATGCTACAATGTCTAGTACCTTCCATATTTTCTCATCCGGAGCATCACCTATAATATCAATATTCTTTCTTATACTTGCATTTAAGCACATAGGATTTTGAGTAACTACTGAAAACCATTTATAAATCTGTTCCTTCGACATTGATCTGATATCATAATTATTTATCTCAATACATCCTTGATTAATATCCACGGCACCCAGTATGGCTTTTATCAAGGTTGATTTTCCACTACCCGATAAACCAACAATAGCAATTCTCTCGCCTCGCCTAAGATCAAGAGAAACATTATTCAATGCGTATGCCTGCCCACTATTGTAGCAATATGAAACCGAACTTATTTTTAAATTTTCAAATTTTCCAGGTACAAGAACTCCCGTATGATAATTTTCTCTAAAAATCATTAGTTCCTTATAACGTAAAAGCACTTCTTTAATACTATTGATACTCGGTAACAACAATACAACGGTAGTAAAAGGTGCTGTAAAATATCCCACTAAGGTTGCATAGGCTATAAGTTGTCCTATCGTTAACCCTCCTTGCTTCACACTATAACTTCCAATCACGTAAATCATTAAAGGGAAAATCAAGTTTAAGGTTGAGGAAAAACTATTCATCAAATTACTAATTCGAGTTTTTCCCTTGAATCTTTCTATTAACTTACTATAAGAATTTTGTAAATTTGATTTAACTGCATTATCCATCCCCATACATTTTATTTCCATTATATTCTCCAGAGTATCTATCAGTTCTCCCTGTATTGTACTCTGTGAGTATATATACTCTTTCGTCTTTATGAGATTTTTACCATTTAATAAAATCATTATGGCGATCTGTATAATAGAAACAACTAGAACAAATGCAGTCAAATATGGAGATATACTGGTCATAACAGCTAAACATACCAAGGATGTAATCCCTTGGATTATAATGTTTATAAATCCATTGGTAAGAATGTCGTTCAACTGATTTATACTATTGAAACGGTTCCCTATGTCACCTGCGGAATGCCATTCAAAAAAACTTACATCCAAACGGAAAATTTTATGAATCATATTAGAAATCATTGTTTTAAAAAGTTTCATGTTAATATTCAATAAAATTTTCTGTCTTAGTAAGCTCAATACAAAATGGGCACACATAATCAGAAGAACTAAAAGTGTAATTTTCCATATATGAATTGTAATATGGGCAGAAGATAAACTATCTATTACTTTTTGCACAACCATTGGAACAGCTAATGTAATAAGTTGACACATAAGCATCAACATAATTGCAATCATAAATTGAGAGAATTTTACCTCTATTTTAAATTTGGTTTTTTTTATTTTCTTAATATTTCTACTTGGAATAACGGATACAAGAATATCCTTGTATCCGTTTTTTAATTCTAAAAAATCGACAACTCTTTTTCCATTTGCTGGATCAAACAGAATATATTTTCCTTTCTTCTTAGTTTTATCAACTACCACATAGTGGGAATCATTACACAAAATGGCTGGAAGATACTCTATTAAGTTTTTTTCTTCATGATTATACTGGTATGCAGCAAATTTAAATCCATACTTTTCTGCTAATTCTTTCATTTGAGCTAAGGTCATACCGTCTCTGCCAATCTGAATCTCTGCCCCTATGTCCACGATATCACTTTTACACCCGTAATAATTAAGAATCATTGTCAGACATGCTATGCCACAATCCATGCTTCCTAGCTGTGAAACATAATGCACTTTTTTTTGAAACATCAAGTTCCTCCCTTTGTTAAATATTACTTAGCAATTACGCTCCTAAATCTCCAGAGCCAAAATGCATGGTAATTCTGGGTACAAATCTCTTAATAGAGAGTATCCCATTCCTGAGATTCCTGTCATAAATCCTGGTATCTTATACCCATGCAAATAAGACCTTGCACAATCGTAATTTTCATTTATAATATCCATAGCAATTTGTGTTCTCGCAGACAACATCATATGTCTTACTTCTTCATCATTACATTCTTTTGAATATTCAAGTAATATTTCTGTATTCCCCAAATTCCCATGACATAGACAGTCATTATCTGTAAATCCATACATTTTTGTCGCAAATAGTGCACGTTCAATATCACATTGTACTGTTATATAATCACTACTGTCTTTAACCAGGTTATACATCTTACTTCTTGCCAATAAAATCCCTGGTGCCCCATGACACCATGCTGCCATGCATCTATTATCAGAGTTTTCTTCTTTTTTTGCCTCCTCCCGATTGTCTAACCAATTATTATATTTATCAGAATACATGGTATTTTCATATATTAATCCAGAGTGTATTGCCTTTTGATATTCAATATGAAATTGCTCATTATTTAACTTTGTAAGAGCATAAATTATACCTGTAATTCCATGTGACAGCCCAGATAAGCTCTGCCCGTTTCCGCAGCACCACTTACCCTTATTCTGATTTTTTATAAGAATGTTCCCTGCTTCGCACGCCAATTGCAAATATATATCCTTTTGAGCTAAGTGATAAAGATTAAGAAGAACAATAACGGCACCTGCATTACCATAAATCAGATCATTATTTTCATCTGCTTTCAATGCATACTCTAAAATTTTGCAATGTTTTTCTGCATATTCTAAATATTTTTGTTTTCCTGTTATCTTATATAAAACTTCGTATACATATATAACAGAAGCTTCCCCCGCATAAGCACCGCTACTTTCCTTTTCTAAATCCGTGGATCGTTCCAACATATCATCGGTATATTGAAACATCATGGTCTCAAATGCTTTGCAGGCTGCTGACAAATCCACATCAAAATCTGATTGCTGTAGTGCATTATAAAAAAGGGCAATTCCTCCTAATCCTTCATATAAATAAACCCCTAATGGTTGGATATTCCAAGAAGAATTTTCAGAATTTCCAATAGATGTTATTCCTATCCAATTTATATCCTGCCCATCATCACCATAAAAAGCTTTTTGCTCTAATGTATGTAAAATTTTTAATATGGCATTTTTTTTATATTCCTTTTGTCCATGTTCATTATCGCTTCTACTTATACAAAGTTCATTTATATCTTTTTTAGGTTTCTCAACTTTTACATCATTCAAATCTGTTAAAATTATTTTTATAAATCTAATCTGTTCTTCTCTATCTTTCTTGCCCATAGAACAGATCTTATTTCTAAGATGTTGAATACTAGACTCAGCAAAATAGTTCTTCACCACTTCCCCTTCTGATCCATAAAGATCTTCTTTTGAAGTATTGCTATAAAAATATGGAATATCCATATTCAGCATATCCTTTATTTCCAGTTTTGCAATTTCCATATTCCCTTGCATCTGTTCCACATTTTTTAACACTGCACACAAAAATAGTTGCCTATCTTTCGCATCTTGAAGAAAATCCGGATTGTATGATGTGTGCAATAGCATGGAATACCGCTGAGTATCTTGGACTAAATGCCTAACTTCAATATTTTCAAATATCGAAACATAGTTTAATATAAGCTTCTTATTGTCCAAACAAAATGTATATGCGTCAAAAAAACCTTCGCATATCTCATCTATATACTGATTAGGTTCTTTTACCTTTTCCCCCAGTCTCAGTAAATTATTACTAGCTTGAGTAATAGGTCTTTCATATTCATAATGCATATTTGATGTCCCAGCATTTTTTAATCTTGGAATCAGTATTGGATATTGCTCTCCCTCTTGGCCATTAAGAGCACTCATATTTATACCTTTTCCATTTTTAGTGTATTTATAAAAAGGCAGTACTCCAGAATACAACACTGATTCATGTATCTTATCGTAAATTTTTTCTCTACCTGATTTTTTCTTTTTGTCCCTTTTATTATCTAAGACAGTCTCGGCATCTACAACAACCGGATATCCCCCATTAGCAATAAGATTTTCAGTATGTATATCATTGACATTTAATATATAATTGCAAAAAACAAGCACTCTATAATGGTATCGTAATTTAAGACACTTCAAGAGACATTTCTTAATGAATCTGATATACTGTAAACACTACAGAAAGAAGGATTATTATTATGTCTCGAACAAGAAGAAATTTCTCTGCCAAATTCAAATCAGAATTAGTGATTGAACTGCTCAAAGGAGAAAAAGACTTAAATACAATCGCAACCGAAAACAATATTCAGCCGAATCTTCTCCGCAACTGGAAGAAGGAGTTCCTCGATAAAGCATCCGTGGTTTTTAATGACACACGAGAGGATAATCTGAAAGAAAAACTCGCTTTAGAACGCAAGGAAAAAGCTGAATATGCGAAAAAAGTTGGCCAGCTCACCATGCAGGTGGATTGGTTGAAAAAAAAATCTGAAGAAACACTTGGACCTGACTACGAGAGTAAATTTAGTCCAAAACCTTTTGAAGACTAAAGAACTTCCAGTTAAAACAGGAGCTACACTTCTTGATATCAATCGTACCAGTGTTTATTACAAGGGCATGCCCATATCTCAGGAGGAGTTGGATTGCAAATCGATCATAGATCGATTACACACGGATAATCCGGCCTGGGGAGCACGACAACTGTCTGCTCAACTGAAGAAGCGTGGGCATCAGGTTGGTCGCCGGAAAACGCGCCGTTATATGAATGAAATGGGGATTGATCCAATTTATCCAAAAATGAACCTTTCTAAACGTATGCGACAGGCTAAAGTCTGCCCGTATCTGCTACGTAACGCCGTTATCGACCGTCCAAATCAGGCATGGTCAATCGACATTACATACATCCCCATTAAGCGTGGATTTCTGTATCTGACCGCTGTGATTGACTGGTACAGCCGCTGTATCGTTGGCTGGGAAGTCGATGATACTCTGGATACCAGAATGGTCATAACTGCGTTAAAAAAGGCGTTTATAGTGGCAAAACCTGTTATCCTGAATTCAGATCAGGGCTGTCAGTTTACAAGCAATGAGTACATGAATTTCCTCAAAGAGAACCAGATCCGTCAAAGCATGGATGGTAAAAGCCGGTGGGCTGACAATATCATGATTGAACGATGGTTCCGAAGCTTCAAGTACGAGGAAGCATATCTGACCCAATATAACAATATCAGAGAAGCACGGAAGGCAATCGGTAAATATGTGCACACTTACAACTTTGAACGTTGTCATTCTGCACTCAATAATCAAACACCGGCATCCTGCTATTATCCGATTCTGTTACTGGATGATCATGCAGCCTAAGGGGGGATTTTCTCCCCTACCCAGTTACATATATCAGTTCATTATAAAAAGCTTAGATTTTTGTCTTGACAACTGAACCACTATACATTCTTGCATAAAATAACAAACGGATAATGCTGACTATCTTTAGGTAAATAAATTTTTAATAATCTTTCGCCAGTATTTCTATAACCATTTTTATTTTTTACAATTCTATTCAAACTTTTAACATTACCTAAATTACTTATTTGATAATACCCTTCATATCCTATTATATCTTTCCATATTTCTATTTTTATATTATCCATTTATCATCCACCATTTTTGCTTTTGTAATATATGGAATTACTTGGTTTGCTTTAATTATCCATAATTTTTGTCCAACATAAGGATGCCCCAATTTTTCTTTTAATATAGAAAGATTAAATAAACTAGCTTTTGTTATAATACTTCCTTCTATTTCGATAGGTTCAAATACGGCTATCGGAGAAATAATTCCGGTTTTACCAACTTGCCATTCAATATTAATAAGTGTCGTAATATATTCTTCATTATAAAACTTGTATGCCAGAGAATGACGTGGATATTTATCTGTGACTCCGAGTGATAATCCATAAGCGATATCATTATATGCAGCAACAAGCCCATCAATTGGATAAGATAAGTATGCTGCCTTTTCCTTTAACAGATTAATAACCTCTTCAAGATTCTGATTTTCTTTATATACACGAATATAAGGTACAATATCAAATCCAAGTTCTCTTGCTTTTTCAAATCTTTCTGACATTAAAGGTAGTTCATCCATACCGGCAGGTACCTTCCATACTATAAAACGAACATGACGTTTGGCTGCTACCTTACTATCTAGCTGTCTGACTGATCCTGAAGCAAGATTTCGCGGGTTCTTATATCTATCTTCTTCATGTTTAATTAAATTATTAATTTTCTCAAAATCTGTATATGTAATAATAGCTTCTCCTTCGATTTCAACGTGGCCTTTCTGATTAATATGCATAGGAATATTTTCGAACACCTTTGCATTGTGAGTAATAATTTCTCCTGTGACGCCGTTTCCGCGAGTTTCAGCCTGGATCAGCTCGCCATCTTCATACGTCAAAAGAATTGTCAATCCATCCATCTTACACATTAGCAAAGAATCTTTATCACCAATAAATTTTCGAAGTATATTCACATCTTTAGTTTTATCAAGAGACATCATTAAATGTGAATGCTCAATTTTCTCTAATTTACTTTTTACTTCATATCCAACACTATGGACTGGAGAATTACTTAAAATAACTCCTGTTTCTTTTTCCATTTTTTCCAACTGATCACACAGATCATCATACTGATGATCCGTAACAATACTTTCTGCATTATTATAATAAGCATCTCGGTACTGATTAAGTTTTTCAACCAATGCTTTCATTTCTTCAATCTTGTTCATTTTTTCCTCCTGTATTATGTATAATTAAATCGTCAAAATATCAAAATGTACTGACCAATGATCACACATCATATCAATTGTTGCATCCGCGATATCGTTAACGCACTCGTCATCACATTTGACTGAATCAAACTGAGAAATATCAATATAATGTTCTGCTGTTCCCTCTTCAAAAGTGATAATATTATCATTTACTGTAATATTAACTGGATTCAACTGCATATGAGATATTATTGCAGATTCTTTTTCTCCTACAGAGAAATGTACCGCAACAGTTTTATTGTCATATGCTGCTTTTTCAAACATAATATCGATTTTCTGAGCTACTTTACTTGCATTCTTTACAAATTCTTTAACCATTTTTTTGTTCCTCGTAATAAATTTGATTATAATGAAAGTTAATTTAACTTGTTACTTTATTTAAACATGGCGACTATATTAAATAGTCACCATATTTTTTAAGAAAATACGCAGGTCTTTTAATTTTTATTCCATATTGGTGTTCAATCATAGACCGAGTTTCAATATCATATAAAATCTTGTTTTTATTTGAATTATATTTCCGGATTAATTCATTTGCCATATTGATTTGGCCTGAGATATTGATTTTTTCAGCAGTCATATATGATACATCTATGGACTTCAACGCTGCTGCTAATGAATTATACATTTGTCTCCCAAGACAATGCGGATCATCTTTTACAATATGAGATCTTTTTATAATGGTTCCATCGTCCATAAGTTTGGATTTAGTTCCATATGGATATGTTAATTCCATTGTCATATTGCTCTTTTGTGCAGTTAAAATTAATGCTTCACTTACATTTACAACTCTTCCGGAATACAATTTCATTGTATGATTTTCTACGTCGATATCATCAAGTTTTGCTCTAATCGTGTCTTCAAAATCTTTAGACTTGCCATATTCAAAAATGCTCAGAATCATGAATCGATCTCTAGGATTCTTTAATGCTTCGATCCATGTTAAAATCGTGTCTCTTGATACAATCTGATGATTTAACAATGTCTTATTTAATAGTGCTGCCAGCATATCAGGTGTGATAGTTGCATAGATATTTTGTCCATTTAACACTAAATTCTCATTAACACACCAGTCCGTATATTGTGTAAGAGTATTATTTACTACAATAATGGACTCTAATGTTGTAAATTTGAACAACTTATACATTTCTGTAATCTCATTTAAATTAAAGTCACATAAATCCTTTTGATACATATGTTCAAACGGCGCAACTCTCTTAAATCTAGGCACAAGAGGAGTAACGCTTGCAACAGTTTTTAACTTAAATTCGTAAAACCTTTGTTTTCTATCTTCGTTATACATTTACATTCTCTCCTCTAAAAAAGGAATTAATCTTTTCCTTATCCTATTAAAGTTTCTCGAAAAATCATATATTATTTTTTCCTCACGTTCCGCATCATCAATAAGAAAACGCTTATAGTTCTCTATCATTGATATTTTATTTTTTCCATCATAATAATGAAACAAGATCGTAAGAATTATAATTTCTTTCTTTGAATATTCTTTTTCAAGATACTTGTCATCTTCTTCTGTAAGCATATTAAGATCTTCGATAAATTCCTTTGATACTCTAATGATTTCTTTTCGTTGCTCAGGAGAATCACTTTGCCTTTTACTGAAATATAATCTCTTAATACATTCTGCCAGGGTTGTTGAATCAATAAGTCCACCTATTTTTATTTTCCCTTGCAAATTACACATACTGCTTTCATTAATACGCTGGACCACTTTATTTTGAGCTGCATATGAGTTATATGTGTCGCTTAACTGTTTGCTCATTTTAGTTTTCTGGTCATACTGATATATCATACGGCGAGATTTATCAATGTCAAAGTTTGTAATTCTCAGCTCCATTGGATAGTTAAAATTTGGATTTTTACTTCTGGCCTGGAACATTGATACATATCTATGATATCCATCGTTTATATCAAATGCCTCTAAAGAATGAATAATAAGCTGACGTGATTGCTCATCATAATGAAAATCTGCGTATATATCATCTTTCGGGATATTCAAAGTGATTGTATCCGGAACATAAATATGTTCCAACATATCTGCCGTAATTTCTTTTACTGCACTCTTATTCAATGTAATACGATATAGCTCATTATTATCTCGTGTTACTTTAGTCATAGCACGTTGTGTGACAGGATTATAGTTAATTAATCCTGATTCTTGCAGAGCGCAAAATGCATCTACATTTAAAGATCCTATCCATTGATCATCGCTTACCTGAATCATATTGAATACTAACGGGAATTCAATTTTATTTGGTTCTTCGTATCGCATCCCACTATATTTACTTATTTCTCTGTCTGTAAAAAAGTCAGATAACTTTTTGCGATAATCTTTCTTAGTGGCATTTAAAATACTATCTGCAATTACAAAAAGTGTATAATCATTTGCTTCTTCAATACTCTTTCTACTAGATAGAAAATCTGAAAAAATGCCTTTTGGATAATTATATTTCTCATATGCATAATTGTAAATTTCTAGTTCTTCACTCTTATTAATTAAGATATTAAAAAACTTTTTGGATAAATAATCTTCTAAAATACTTCTATCGACATTCATTTTTCTCACCTCTTTCCTCAGATTATATCACGCAAAGTTAATTTTGTCTATATTTTTGATGATAAATTTTTCGACATGAACTCCGTTGCTTCCTTTCTTGAGTTATTTTCTTCAACTGTATAAATACTGGTTGTCTGTATATCCGCATGCCCTACAGCATTTTTCGTAGCAACGATATCTTTTGTCTCCTTATAATATAATGAAGCAAAAGCAGCTCTTAACTTATGCGGAGACACATGTTTACCAATTCCTTTCTCGGCATATTTGACTACCATACAATAGATCGTTTGTGGATCCATACGTTTTCCATTTTTTGATATAAAAAGAGCATCCTCTTTAATCCCCATATTATATAGTATTTTATCTCGATCAAGGATCCAATCTCTTAATACACGTATGGAATCATCATTTAATTGATATACCTGTTCTTTATCTCGCTTGTCGATAATAGTCAAATTGTGAGTCTCAAAATTTAAATCACTTAAGTTAATTTCGCTTAATGCAGTTTTTCTCATGCCGGTAACCATAAATAAATATAATATAGCATAATCTCTTGAATGCCATTCTTTTGGCATGTAAGAATATTTTACGGCACCCAATATTCCATTTAAATCATCCATTGATAAAAACACTCTTTTAATCGAGTCTTTTCTAATAGGCCGGTTTACATTGTCCATCGGATTCCTTTCAATATCTCCTCTCCGATACAAAAAATCAAAAAACCTATTTAATGTGCAACATACCAATTTAGTATATGCCACAGACGACTTTTTAATTTCACCATTACCATCTTTTACGTATTTAATATGCTCCAGATACCTTGCGATATCATCTGCATCAATTTCGCTTATATCTTCTACATCTATATAATCTAAGAAATGATGAAGTTTTCTAACGTAATTTAAACAAGTATTCGGGCTGCGAACAGCCTGAATACTCATATAAAAATCACTCACGCATTGTGGCATATCATTAAGAATTTTCTTAACATTCTTATTTAATTTTAATTCATGCTCCAACCTTCCATTCATAATTTCATTCTCCTCTCTAACATAATTCCAGCTTGTTGATACCATGGCAGTATCACACTACAATATTCCTTGACTTTCCATGAATACCACTCTCCAATCCCCATAAACAAAAGTAATCCAATTGCTGAAATAAGTCCTTTGTTCACCACAATACATAATAATAAACATGGCGCTACCCATAACCAATTCGTAGAAAAGTTACACCATCTTACTAGCCATTTTTCGCTCATACGATCAAAACTCGCAATTTCATCTGGAGTCAAAGAGGTCTGTGGTGGATTTGCTTTCGCTCTTCTTTTAACAAGCTCTGCTCCTCCGACATTTTTTTCTCCTGGTTTTATATACTTAGTATATTCTTCTGTTATTTTTGATGCTGCTCTTTCTTGTGGTGTCTTTCTTACTTCCGGTATACTCCAAAAAATCATTTCTATTACTTCGATTGGATATTCAGGATATAATATGGCTAAAGAAAATCCATTGTCCATTAAATAATATAGAAAACTTACCATTTTTTCTGATTCTGTAAAATCATCCATTTTATATCTTGGATCATATGGTGCTACAGCTGAAGAATTGTAAATACGTTCCCTATTTTTAAATTCTTCATATCTTTTTTCAATGTCATTAACACAACGCATATAAAATTCTCCAGTAGTAAGCCTTTCTACCTCCACTTTTTCAAATTTTATATTATTTCCATAGACAATGTATTCCTCATCTCTTTCTTCGGGTGTTAAATCATCATAAAATTTCTTTGCTTTCTCAATGAGTTGCTTAGGAGTTAGAGCATATCCCTTATATGCTCTGGCTTCTTCTTTTGTTAACCTCATTTTAAAATCACCTTACCCCTTTCTAAACAAGTATATCTAATATAATAAGTTTTACCATTTTTAGTAACTATTCCCCAATTACGAATTGGAACCCCTGTATCTATCATCTTCTTCAATTTTTCAATTCGCCTTCTGTCAAAACACCATTCAATCATGTAAGAATTAAAGTTCTCAATAAATTCTTCTTTATCAAAAACAAGAACTCCATTTTTTAAATATGATATGGTCTCTTCTTTTGAGTGACCATCCTCCATAATTATTTTAAAGTCAGTTAATGGTTTTTCCTCTATTATTTCACCTTCTAATGTTTTATAAGACTGCTTATATGTATATTCTGTAAATTTTTGTATTTTATTACAAATCGGACAATACAAATCTTTAATATGCCCCTTTTCTCTCTGTTGCCCAATTTTTCTTGGGATAGGGAACTCAAGTCCACATTCTGGGCATATAAAATTTGATATAGTGCTTCGTTTCTTTTTAGACATTTTAATACTTCCTCCTTATGCTGCAAATCCAAATTCCGATAAATTAATTGTTTCTTTTCGAGGTAAATAATCTGATCCACATGAATCACAAATTTCTTTGACTTCCTGATCGCTTAATATCTTGATTACTTTCATTTCTCCGGCAATGATCCATTCTCCAGTCATTACAGGAGACGTTTTATACCGGTAAAATCCATGTTTTGGAATATAATCTAAGTCAGCTTTTATATAATTAAATTTTCCAGATTCAGAAATCCCATTTGCTTCTGCTTCTTCACAGTAATCATGATCAATACAATATTCAACCATAGCCCATACAGTATCCGGCCGCATATAAGTAATCTTGCCATTTACCTTTTGCCCTATATGTGAGACATACGGAGCTGCATCATTAATATGAAAGCCAGGACGATATCTCAATGGCCCAAGTTTGCTTTTTACCTTTCCATTTTCTAATCTTTCTCCTGGTTCTGCACTAATCCATCCTCCAATTGGAATATTCGTATTTGCATTTACATACAGAGGAAATAATTTCCCCGGATATTTTTTAGACACCCTAAAAAGCTTATAACCAATTGCTGTTTTCATTATACCACTCCTCTTTTACGTTTTCAATATTTTATTAATCATGTATAATTAAATTTTATTTCAGTTTTTCATTGATATATTTTATTTTACTTTTTACATAACATTTATGGCATGTAAGGCAGCTCTTTGCCCCGCAATTAATGCTTACATCATGTGCACTGATGTAGTCTTTATCATATACTGTAAAGATCTTATCAATAAAATCATATCCAGGATCTGCTTGATCATTAATGCAAGGGCTACTATATATAATCTGTAAGTTACTTGGCTTTTTTTCGCTGGCATCTAACGCTTCTTCGATAATCCAAGGATTTTTTGTCCATAAAGCAAAGTGCACATGTTTATTCTTTTTACAGATATGAAAATAATTAATCACTTGTGTAACATTAATTAAATCACCAAAACTCTCGAATCTAAAAAAGGAAGCATTGATCATTGGGATCTCTGCTTCCTTTAATATCCTACCAGTTAAAATTTTTGTATTTCGCTCTAAACATGCATTCAAATTTTTATACATTTTCATTTGTCTTTGTGCATAACAATGTGAACATACCAGATCGGAATTGATTGATCGATTCTTGCAATATTTATTACATAAACAGCTAGTTGACAAACTCTGCATCCCTTCCATTTTTCCTGAATGATTCACAGTATAATGAACTCCAGTTGCCTTTTCAGCCTCTGCTACTGTCAAAAATTTTTCTCTTACTGTTTTCATTTTATCAGCTCCTATATTATTATATTGTTATCGTATTATATTTTTTACAATAAAAAGAGGCAGCTCTTAGCTACCTCTTGTATCGTTCTCTTATAACCCTAAAATCTTATCTCCGTGTAATTTCTCTGCTACATTTCATCAAATACTGATCAAATTCCATACCGGTAAATTCAAAGAACATTTCTTTTACCGCCTGTTTGTCACTACTTTTATGATAAATATTAAATATTTCTTGAGCTATGCCAGTTACTTCAAAATCCTGTTCGTCCATTATATCTTTTAAAATAGTGTCAGCATCAACAATTTGACCATCCGGAGTATTTTCATTCAACTCTTCTACATATTTAAGCAATTGTTCCATAACATATACCTCATTCTTTCTTTAGCAGAAATTATTATTTCATCAAAATTTAATCTCAATATCATAATAAAAATCTTCCCACTGCCATCCGTGTTCATCACAAATAGCATCCATAAGGTCTACTGGTGATTCAAACTCCACATTGTTTGTTTTCTGATAATTTTTAATTACTTCTGTAACATGTTCTTTACTATCGTCAGATATAATAATCATGTTCCATGATTCAAATTCCTCATTAAATTTCCATTTAATATTTAAAGAATACTTGTTCATAATTCTCTCCTCTCATTAAAAATAATTTAATATCATAACACTATCCACAAATTTCTCCCATAATATTCTCTTCTTATATGAGGAATATCATTGTCAATTTTCGATAATTCAATCTTTTCAAAAATTACATTTTTACAGCCATCCATAGTTCTGTTTCCAAATCTATTTTTAGTACATTCAATTCCATTTGATGATTCCTCAACCATAACAGAAGTCACTTTTCGTAAATGTTTGATTTTTTGTGTTTCTTCATACGTCATATTATTTACATCCTTTACAATGAAAGCAATTTTTTTATCGTGTCATAAATACTACATTTCCGACTAATTTTTCATTTTCCATTTCTTTTATATAATTTTCAATGACGGTAATCTTAACCAAATCATCTAAATTTGTATAAATCACAATCATTGGAATAGGTAATCCTTCGTTATCTCTTACTTTTTCTTCTAAATTTTCCATCACAAACTTACAGAAACTTATAGGATCGCACTCTGTATCATACGTCATATAAGTATCCAGATAACTTGGACAGAAGTCACCATAAGAATAAATAGTAGATTTGTTATATTTTTGAATTGCATAAGCAATTTCAGATTTCTGTTTTTCTCCTGTTACTCTAATCATCTTTTCACATCCAATCAAAAATTTATAATTTACCGTTCATAAAATTCATCATAATAAATGAAAAATTTTCTTCATATTTCTTTTTGCTCACAATACATAAAGTCATCTAATGAATCAATATGTTGTTTATTCATCTATTCCAAACGCATTGTATAAATCCGACTTTAATTCTTCTATAACTTTTGCTTTTTCATCATATTCCTGCTTGTCAAATAATGTATATTTTTTCAGAAACACAATTTCGTCAATTATTTCTTTGATTTCGTTACGATCATACATAAAATTTCTCCTCACAACAAATCATTGACAGTTATTCCAAATTCACACACCTTGCTTTAATTTTTCCATATTAATCTCCCACACCTTCTAATTTTGCTCCGCAATTAGGACAATACTTTTCAACATCTTTAATTAAAACCTGCTCTTTACAACCTGAACATTCCATAAAACTATAAATATCATCATTAACAAACATCCATCTTCCACCATGATTTTCTATAATCATTCTATACCCTGTGTCTTTTACTTTTGCCATTTGTAACACCATCTTTCTCACAAAATGAAAGTCGAAATTTATTTATTTTCTTCGTACCACAAATCAGAAATTGCATGAGTTAATTCTATTTGCAACATCCATGTCGTATTTGCTCCAAAATCACAGCTGTAAATTTCTCTGATTCCACCCAAATCTGTCTCAGGATCAAAAAATCCAGTTTCTTCTACTTTAAGAAATTCACCATACAATTTTACTAATTCTTCTTTTGATTTTGTTTTAAAAATATTAACGTGTCCCATATATCATACCTCCATTTTAATAAATTCAGTCTTTCAATTCCATTATATATACTCCAAAACATCCAGTTTTCCACATCTAATCATCCTCCTCGTTATAATCCCATCCGAATATTTCCGCAACTTCTTCTCTTATATCTTCATCAGCCCTCATAGCACTGCAGCAATTACAAACTCGAATTGTTTTCTGTACTCTTTTCCCTAATATCTTGCCATAATAAGTATATTTTGAATTAGGTGACTTAATTTCACTTGCTCCGCATAACCAACAATGTGTCATATTATCACTCCATTTTTGATACTGAATTACAAATTTTCTGATTAAGTTTCTGATATATTTTCACTGATTCATCCAATGCTTTAATTATAGATGTTTCACATGTTAATTTTTCTGCTTTGTAAGCATTATCAATTAAGCAAATCAATCCATTTGATAAAATACTTATTTCTTCTTGTGTGAGTTCCAATTTAATTTTTTTCGCCTCTGTTCTTTTTACATAAAACTTATGATCAAATCCCCATTGTGAATATAATACTTTTAATGTCTGATCATAAGTTCCACCAATAACACATCCATCTTCGTAACAAAATCCTTTACTATCATCAAAATAAATATATTCATCTTCTTCTAATCCATCAGAAAATAATTTATCTGTATTTCCTAATTGGACAGAATTAAGACCTACTTGTAAAGTAACTTCTCTATATTCATTTGTTGGATAAAATTCCATATATTTCACCTTTCTCAATCTGAAATCATCATTTCATCAAAGTCCTAAAATCATCAATGTGAATGCTATTATCAGCATTATAAATGATAAGCAGAATAGACATCCTCTAGTCATACGCTGTTTTCTTTCATCTTTTGGTAAACAAAGCCCTATATAAAAAATTACAAAACTGATTATCGCACTTGAAATACTTCTCATAATTTCCTCCAATTCTTCTTTTATATTATAATTTGTTAATTTCTTCTGCAATTTTCTTCAATACATTACCGCCTTCTATTTTCTCAATGCTATCTCCATTTTCCCAGATTGTTAAAATTGGGTAATCATTATATTGTGGATCAAAATAAGTTTTGTCACACATTTTCTTTCTTATCATGTTAATATCTTCTGATATGCAAGCAACGCGCCCTGTGTTGTATTCTTCTAATACATATATTTTCATTTAATTTCCACCTCTCAATCACACAGATGATTAATTCTCTCGTTATAACATTCATCTTTGATATGTAATGCATAATATAAACAGGTCTGAATATTTCCTATTTCTTCCATTGTCAAATCATATTTTTTCGCATATTGTTTTTCTTTAGTAAAAATTCCACCACATAAAAATTCTTCATCATTTAATATTGCTTTAATAACAGGCATTAATGTATTCGTCTTCATAATATTTTTCCTCACTTTCTGTCAGTAAATCATCGTTTCATTTACTTTAATATAATTAACTCTGCTTCTTCGACATATTTCTTTGCAGCATTATATCCATTTCTATTAAGTTCACCTTCAATACTAAACCAAAGTGAATCTAAAAAATTTGGAATAGATGCAAAATCTTTGTTTGGATATTTTTCTCTATATCGTTTATACGCCGTTTTATATAATTCATCTACTAAATCACGCTTCATTATATTTCCTCCATTTTCAACCTGAAACTTTTGTTTCAAATACAATTCTTTAGCATTTCTATCGCTTCATTTAACGCTGCCTGTTTTTCATTCAATTCTTTTTGTAACCTCTTTATCGTCTCATCTCTGTCCTTCACCATAAGCTTTAACTGTTCTTTTGTAGCATTATGTATATTCAAATGCTCTCCATTTTCATACTGTTTATTTGTCATAATTTTCTACTCCCATATTCTCCGTCAATAAATCAACTTTGTTCCACATTCCGGACAATGTTTAGGCCGTAACTCTTCTTTCTCATCATTTCTAGCTAATGAATAACCACATTCCGGACATAAAATTTCATCATCAGCATCATCTCCCTGGCGTTTTACCTTAATTCCGTCTTTATATTGACACCGCATTTCTGCAAGAATAAGAGCCACTGTCTGAAATAAAATTGCCGACTCATGAATTTTCTTTTCTAATTTCAATAAATTTTTATATGATTCATAACAATCTTTGATTAAATTATTTTCGTTTCTTGCAAATCGTGGAACAAATGTTCCAAAATCATTTTTACTGGCAAAATGTTTTGAAGAAATTGCATCACGATCAATATTTTTATAGATTCCAACATAATCATGAATAAAATCATTATTAGTAGAATCTAACCAAGCCTTTAAATCAATATCAAATACCTGCACTGCATAATTAATATCCATAGAATGACTGAGCCGGGAACTATACATAATTCCCAGCTCCGCTGCTCTATCAATTATTTGATTAATCAAAACTACTCTTGTTTTTGCTTCTTTTGTATCTTTTACGTTTTCCATTCCACTTACCTGCCTTTCGCTTATAATATCTGCTATTACAGCAGATCCACATTTTTATTCCGAATACACCAGCAGATACTTGAGCATACTTAAAACTTCTGGATATAAATGAATGCTCATAATCATAAAACGGTGCTTTTCGAATTTCATCTACGTATCGCTGTTTCATATATTCTATTGCATCACTAATATTTAAACACTCAATCACCTCTGCCCTTTTATTGCTATGTATAATAATTACGCTTATCTTCTTCATGTTATCCCAGCCTCCCAGTTATATACGAACGTTCGTTCTGTTTTTTTGATATTATTGTTATACCATACTGAGAGGCTGAGGTCAATATTTAATCGAACATATTTTCGATTTATACAGATTTTTTAGGATACAGCTCTTTCATCCTCTTATTGAAATCAAAATTATTTGATTCAATAATGCATTTCATGTAAGCAAATAATCTGTAGTATACACCCCTATAGCAATCTACTGCACTTTCTACATCTGCAAGAGAATCCTTCAAAGACATCATATTGCCTTTAACACCAGGAACTCTGCATCCATGAAACTTAATTAAATTCATAAGTGTATAATAAGAACCTTCTCCCTTGAATGCGTCTTTCCATTCTTTACATTTAGGAGTTTCATTAGGCAGTCTATACATATTGGTACAGAACTTTCTTAATACTCTATATAAATCTTTATATGAAAATGTCATTGAGTGGTGGTTTCTGATGTTAATAACTACTCGTTTTACATCTGCAAAGTTGCTTTTCTGTGGATAATATACATATTTGTTAAGATCTTCAACAAATATATTTCTACCAAAAACCTTCTTATAAGGAACACCTTTACATTTATGCATCGGAAGTTTATTAACATAAATCTCAAGTTTATTTATATAATCATTACATGTAGCAGAAACAACATCCGGAATAAAGAATCTTGACCTTTCAGCAAAAGCTTCTGGATCCCTATCCTGTAGTTCAGCTAATACTCGAATTTCTTCTAACATCATTTCAAACTGATACTGATATCCATAGTGATCGTTTAAATATGCGTCATATCCAGATTTACCTGTATAATAACTCTTGTAATTCAGCATTCTAAACATTTGTGCCATAACCCATCTTCTATGAAGACGAGTATTTCTTACATATCCATCTTCATAAATCTGAGATAAGAAAGACTCCTCTTCTGAATTAATTCTTTTCTTCTCCGGATTTACAATGACAGGACTTCCATCTTCGCTGATTGTTACATTAATTGTACTGCCAGGTTTTAAACCTTCCGGTAATGTTACGCTGAAGTATTTTCCTGTTTCAATGTTTGCTGCCTTTAATGCTTCCATTCTGTTCTCTCTTGATTTTTTCATAGTTTTATTCTCCTTTGTATTTGTTTTATTTTCTGTAATTTCTCTCCAACCAAGTACAGCGCTATCTGTATAATTACGCCATTCATAATTGTCATATTTACCTTTGATCATCATGTCTTTTTTGGTAGTTCCATTTTTTAAAAGAATTTCTACTTCCTTATATAATTCTGGGGTATTACCATAATTCCAATTCATAATCTACATTCTCCTTTTAATTTAATTTCAAAATTCTATTTGCTGTAATTAATTACCTCATTATTCTAATTTCAACCCAAGCATTTCTTTCGCTATTTCCTTCACGGCTCTTCTCGCTGTCCAGTCAGTATACTCTTCCGCACAGGCCACGCAGTGGTCATACATAAACCTCACCAGGTCACCGGCATCTTTGATACTATCCTTGATTTCGGCAATCTTTTTTCTTTCTTCTTTTTTTAATTTGTTTTGAAGTTCTTCTCGCGAAGCATACAAATCTTTCAGCAGACAGCTGCTGTCTCCGCCGTCATCCCAATGTATATCTGCGTATGGATACTTCTCCGGGTTTCTGGCAGAAACCTCTGTTTCGCCAAGCGCCGTGATTTTTGCACTATGGATGTCCTCTGCCCACGGTTCGAAAAACCATACTTCCTGCCCAATTTTTGGATTTTTAATCATTTTTTGCTCCTCTAACATTCAATCCACTTCTTCAGTATAATTAAATCTTTATCTTTTCCCTGATAAAACCAATGGCTGCCCATCTGCTCTTCATCCCAAGTCAAATATCCTGCCAGAGAAGCACAAAGAATGAATGCTTCAAGCGCAGCTCTTGCATAATTTCGATCTTCGCCAGTAACCAACTGTCCGTCTGTCATTTCGTCTGGCTTTAATGCACGAAAATATTCTCTTTGTCTGTACTTCTCACTTCTTTCACTTGGAATGGAATATTTATATTTGTGATACAGATTTTCAATAATCTCAAAACATATTTCATTACATTCCTTTCTTGATGTATCAGAGTTAATTCCGTCAATAACAATTAAATCGTGACGGATATCATACATAGAAGATTCTATATATTTTTTACCTTCACAAATTAATGTTTTATTCTTTAAATCCGCTTTCCATCTTTTGGTTTCGCTAATTTTAAGATCAGATAAAAAATCTCCGTAAATACTCATTTTATCTACTTCCTTTCATTTTATTGTATATTAACTCTGTATTTCTGAGACATTCCTTTAATAGTTTCATATATGAAGGTTATCCGGAGGATATCTAGCTCCGTTAGGGGCTTGATTTCCTCCTAGTTCATCACCTTCTTATTAAATTTTAAATACCTTGTTAATATTCACTGCCTTGTGGTTTTATATCAATTCAACATTTCTGAGGTATCACTATAATCATTTCATATCTCCAGAGCAAGTCGTGAGGCAATTTATTGCCTCAGGTAGTTGTTTCTGAAATTAAATTAAATGTCTTATTGATACTCGTTACCTTACGATTTTTTTATATTAACTCAACATTTTTAAGACATTTCTATAATTGTTTCATATTATGGAAGCAAGGGAGGTAGCAGCCGGAATGATAAGTCCGGCAGCTTCCTCCAATATTTGCTTCCATGATTAAAATTAAAATGCTTTGTTAATATTTCACTGTCTTGTGATTTTTTTGTATAAGCTCTACATATGTGGCATATTTCTTTAATGGATCAATATTAGGCGGAATGCGATGACGCATTTCTTCAGAGATATCTGACAGAATTGGGTCATCGTCATGTACCGCTTCATTAAATAGAATATATCTTGCTTATACTTGGTATGCTCATAAATTAATTTATTATGCAAACTCAATACTTACGGTATATTTCTATAATTGTTTCATATAATGCAGGTTACTGGAGATGTAATCTTCAGGAAGTGCTGGGGATACCCAGAGGTTCCTGAAGAAGACATCTATCTTAGCCTGCATAATTAAATCTTAAATATCTTATTTGCATTCCGTTATACTCCGGACTGAATATACTCAATTAATCTGGCACATTTCTTTAACAGAGTCATATTGAGCTGCGATTCTCCTGGTGGAGGATCTTAAAGCCGGTTCGGTAGACCGGATTTCAGATCCTCCACCAGGAATAATGGCAGCACCATTGAATTGAATTAATCTTGTATATTCCGAGTGTGTTCTCGTTTAATTAAATTACTTATTCAATTACTTTCCAACTTCGTAGAAGTGACTCTAATGAATCTGAAATAGAATCATAATCAGTGCCATAAATATTAGCATTCATGCTACCATCTAATTCCATTTCATAGCTTTTTTTAGGAGGCTCCAAAGTCACACCCTTTTTATCTAAAAAATCTTCAAAGATATCAATAATACCTCCAATAAGTTCTGTTTTGTCATTCTGGCCAGTCATGTTTTTTGTATCTCGTATTACGAGTTCTGTTTCAATTGGCATCACAGCATCGTCTGATAATGTTGCAAATTTGCATGTATTAAGATTGTATGCATTATTATCCTCACCAGAAGTATCTAACTTTAAATAAATATCTCCTGAATATTCGAACACATTTCCGCACACTAAATCTTTAAATGTATATTCTTTTTTCTCAGTTCTTTTATCTATAATTTTCATATTATTAATCCCTTTCCTAATAAACTATTTCCATTACATCAGGATAATCTTCCCTATAATTTTCATCATTTTTCGGTTGCCATACAACCAGATCATACAAATCATATTTATCTGTTCCGAAATCATTATACATTTGCCAAACCTTATGTTCGGCTTCTATATCCGTATTAGCTATAACAAAACCAACTGTCTTCAGACCGTTGAATCCATCAAACCCATACAACCAAATATTATCCGGCATAATTTATCCTCCACCAGCTTCTAGCCATATTTTAATCAATCACATCTCCAGTTTCTGTTTCAGTCCTGTCATATTCCCAATCACCAACACCATCTTCTTTAAATTCTCCACCATCTGTATTTTCTGCAATTTCTTTGGCTTCTTCAGGTGAACCCGCTTCTACATCCAGATAGACATAATCTGTTGATTTATAAAATACTCTATATTTCATACCTTTATCCCTCCCTAATCATCGAAAATAATTGTATCATCTGTGTTTCCCCAATATGGTTCTTTTTGAAAAAGCTGAATTAATGTTGAGAAATCTGCAGGTTCAATTATGTATAATGATTTTAATGTTAAATCAACATCTTCTATTTCACCAACGGTTTCATTAGCCTTCACAGCAGATTTCAAAGCTTCTTCTTCTGATGATTGATTAACAAGAAATTTTGTTCCGCATGGCAAAAATGTTATTAAGTACATTCTTTATCCCTCCAATTCTTCAACCAAACTCCAATAACTTTCGTTTTCATCAAGCCCATCTTTTTTATTCTCTTCGACAATTTCATCGGCCTTCTGTTCTGTTGTACAAATAGCTATTGTTTCTGTTACATTAAATCTAAATTCATCGTCATATTCATGAACTACTCTGTAAACTTTTTCGCCTGCTAAAAATCCTGGAATCTTTGTTACAAATCCGGACCATTCATGCACATCATTCCCAGATTCATCTGCTGAAAATATATCAAGCTGTCCTTCAATACTTAAAACCACACACATTCCATTATATTTTTTCAAATAATCAATGCAGAATTCCACTCCGTAGAACTGTAATGTCCCGGCATCTAACTCATCCCAGCTTTCCCATTTAAAGAGATCTTTTCCGCAAAATGTTTGAATGTTATTTTCTTCCACCTTCATGTTTTTTATCCTCCTCCATTAATACAAGGTTAACTGCTTTTTCAAATTTCGCACGTAACTCTGGATTGCTATCAACGACCTTTTTTCTACTATACCCAGCACTTCCATGTTTAGAAACATATCTCTTTTTCAGATTTACCCAATTAATATTAGGATCTGTTTTTCTAAGCATTGCATATACCTTTCGATAACTTATAGTGTAATTTGCGCTTTCATCATTTATCTTTTTTATCAGAGGCTGCATAATTAAATCTATTTTGCATGTATTTTTATACTTTTCAGCCATATCTGCTAAAGCACAATCGAAAATTGAACGCAATTGTTCATCTTCATAAATAACATCAAATGTAGAAACTTTAGAAATATTAGAATGTCTTCTTCTGTACTCTCTCTTCTCCTGGTCCCATACAATTCCATATGTTTTATTTATATAATCATATAAATATTTTAAAACACTATTTCGATCAGTAAATTTAGAACTTTCTGAAAGCTTATCAACAAATTCATTCGTTCTTTTCTTCCAATCGTAATATTCCTGTTCTGTTGGTGATACAACTTTCTTTTTATCCTCTTTTTTAACAGGTATTGCATTGTTTAATTTAACCGGATCAGCATTCTTATTCATCATTGCTGTTGCAAACTTTCCAATTTCAGTATATAATTTATCGATCTTGTTATTAATTTCATCGAGTCGATTTGAATAATCCGGAATTGTAGGCATCTGAATATCCGGAAATTGCAGCTGAATCATATTCCCTTGTGGTTTATATACTGGAACAATTTCTTCTGTCGTTTTCTTGTCTCCTAAGAATGCAGCTGCAAGGACATCTTTTGCCTTTAACTGATAATCGATTAGTTTATTTACTAATACAGGATTTTCTCTCTGCATTGTTGGTGTAATAGCAATTTTTGCTAGCCATAAAGGGACATAGTCAAGATCAAGACAAAGAACCTTTGTATTTGAATTCCCAGATCCCAAGGAGTGAAATTTTACTCCTTGGGATATAACAACATCTTTTTGTATTTTCTTCCGTTCATTATCGATCTTATCTTCTCCAAAACCAATACCCTGACACATCCAACGAACACCAACCCAAACCTTTCCGTCCGGATCCTGTGCTGCTCTTAACATATCTCCATGAAATTCCACATCTTTTACTATTAATTCGCTATTCATATTCGCTTTCCTCGCTTTTATCTATTTGATTAATCCCAACCTATAATTGTTCTACCGTATTCATCAGCAGCTGCAAAATCCCATTCAATATCGCCATGCTCCATCTCCTCGTCACTAAATTCACTTTCAAAAGGATTTTCTCCTCGTCTAAGAAATTCAATTTCTTCTTCTGTAGCCTCAATCTCTTTGCATACTCTAAGTCGTTTTTCTACAGTAACTTCAATTAATTTTTTCTCTGGCATAATCCCACATCCTCTCTTTTATATTCGACGATCTTTTACTTCGCTTACCGGAAACAAAAGTAATTCTGTAATTCCATTTACTAATTCCTCTAATGAATTAGCCCATCTATTATGATAACCATGAGCATCTTTCATATCGTCAGCATACCTGTACATATATTTTCTAGGTTGACCGTTCCATTTAATTCCTTCTGTATCGACATATACTACTGAATTATTCTCTGGATTTCTAATCCATCCACTGGTGCCACGCTTATTCCCATTTACAGAAATTTGATGCAATGAAAACTCCATGCCAGGTTTCTTTTTATTAATTGCGTTTTTTAATTTTGTCGTTAAAATCAGCATAAAATCACCTCCATTTTGTTTAATTAAATTTTAATAACTCAACCTTACAACTCTTCCATCACATAATTCCATGAAGTATTCATCATACTCAACTAAGTCTTCTCCAAATTTCTCATAGTCAAAATATTTAGAAGAAATTGGATCATCATCTTTGACATATCCTAACTGCCAAGCTTCTTCGCGTCCAGCTTCTTCACTATCATCATATACATAACTTACAATACTACGATCTCTAAAGTCTTCTGCGTATTCATTAAATATCTCTTCAATATTACGATCTGATAAATTGTACTCTTTTTTCAGATATTTCATTTCGCTTTTCTGAATTTTTTCAAAGAAGGCAAGCGCCTCATCAGAATTTAATTTGTCATAGATATGCTTGATAGAATCAATAAGTTTAATACCTGCTTTATATCGGTTATCACCCTTCGTGATTCCATAATCAAGTGCTTTGATAAATATATTGAATGAAATAATTTCTTCATATTCATCTTTTGTGAGAATTGTTTCAATTTCTTCATACTCAGGAAACTTCCCACCAGAATAACAACTTCCACATAATCTAATTGAGCTGAAATAGTGGTTACATTCAAATTTTGGACCGGCTGCATCAATATATGCGCAACAATCACGATCATCAGAATCTTTAACTCTATATAAAAATAAATGTTTGCTCATATAATCACCTCATTTAATACTTCCAGAAGAAAGAATTGTTGCAAGTCGTTCTTTCGCTTCTTCTTCAGTACCACGCATAATTCCTAATGTCATATGGCACTCTTCATTTTCCCTAGATGTTAAACATAATTTCCATTTACATGTACCATCTTGAAAATACTTAATTGCCAAAATGTACGCATAAAACAGCTTAGGATTTATTACCGCTGGATAAAACGAATAATATGCAGTTCCGGGATTCTCACCTCTTGGTATATCTTCCAACAACGTTTTCTTTTCTTCAAAATACTGATTCATGTCTGAATCCATTGTCGTAGCGAAATCTATAATATCCTCCGCTTCTCTTACTTCAATTTTCGGTACAATATACATACTCACATCTCCCTTACAATTGTATCGTATACCGGTCTGCAGATATTCAAAGCTTTCTGCATACACCGAATGCTATAGTATCCTTCAATTTCTTTTTCTGTGTTCTTTCTATTGGCGGATACATTTTTTCCGGTTCCTCTAAGAATTGTGCAATCTTTTCGATTAGTTACAGTTCCTAATCCACCAATATTTCTTTTACCTGTCTGGCAGGCTCGGATACAATCCATAACAAATTCATTCAATGTATCAATATCTTTCTCCACATTGATAATCGGAAGTACCTGCGTTGCCCAAGAATAAGTTCCGTCTCCTTTATACAGATATCGGTTAATAGATTTCAAAGCAATTTTACCGCCGACATGATAATTTAAATTGCCAATGCTTCGTTTTGAAATTTCTTTCTGAAATTGTTTTACACGATTTGGTGATAATGTGATTTGACTTCCCTTTATCATAAATCCCAGGAATTTAAACCATTTATCACCTGTAAGATATTCTACTTTTTTCGGATTTAATTTCATTGACATTTTCTGAAGTTCTTTCTCAAGAAATCCCATAGCCTTCTCATATCCAGAACCAATATATAAAATATCATCTGAATATCTTGTATACATACTAGCCATGTTCATAAATGAATATTTATAAAGTTCAAAATCAATGTGAAATAACATTACATCTGCCAGAAATGAAGCTACTGCACATCCCTGTTTTAAACTCTGATAATGCTCAATCAGATTTCCGTCAGGATCAAAACAAAGGTCTGTGTGATAATACTTTCGTAATACTGTAATAACCTTTGATTTTCCAATTTTTCGTTCTACCTGGTCAAACGCATCGTCAATAAATTCAATCGGCACAGAATCAAAATATTTACTTAAATCTGCTTTGAAACCTAATATGCCGTTTGGATTCTGATATGGATTTGGCTTAAGTTTATGTGATATCTCCTGCACAACTTTACCGCAGCCAATTCCCTTCTGATAACTCTTACAAGATTGATGAATCATACCAGGACACAATTCAAATAACAGATCGTTCACAATAGATAAAAAGATTCGATCAATATTTTCATTCACATATACTGTTCGAAACTCTCCATTGTCCTTTGGAATTAATGCCTGATGTGGCGGAGCAATTTCATAATTATCTTCCAGAATTGCCATTGCCAATCTTACTCTTGTCTCTGGACCACAAAGCTGACGCAGCTCTCCTTTGTCAATTCCCTTGAAAAACCCTTTATTAATTGCTGCTTCCCATCTTTCTGCTTCAAACACTTTCTCTAAGAGAATATCTTTCATCTCATCACCTCATATCTCTTGAATGCATTTTCCGTCTTTAACAACCAGCACATTTACTCCGTCATCACACTCAACGAAAAGATCTGATGCGTCCTCCAATACTGGTGCAAGTTCTTCAAACATTTCCATCATGACAGATTCCCACCCATAAGAAGCATCAAAGCCATTATCATAAGTAGTCCAGCCATCATCATCGTTAGCAACATCGAACATTTTTCCGATACCAATAAACACAGCAATCAGATCATCAATATCATTAATATCTAAATTCTCTGATTTTCTATATGTATCCAACCCATAATCAATATGCTCCTCTTCTCCTCTGCTGATTTTTGCTTGCAGTATTTTAATTGCTTTATCCTTATCCTTGAATTTCATCTGTGAATGTATAGAATATACTGATCCCATAATTTAACTCCTTTCAACAAAAGCTCCATTCAGCAACTTCAACAACATAATCTGGATCAGCATCATCCTCAAGTTCAAGTTCCAACGTCCCTTCATTAAGAATATCCTGAAATCCATCATCGCTTGAGAGATAAGCGGTATTATCAAATAATAAAATATCGTTAATCATATGTAGATAACACATATCCCAAGTCATTGATAAATACCCGGTTACTGTACTAATAGTGTATTCAGTACAATCCCTATCAATCGTATACACATCTCCAGATGGTAATGTTACTTTCGCTGTATTTACCATTACGTCATCTCTATTTGTTTTACCTTCAATAATCAGTCTCATCTATGTCATCCGCCTTTCCCCAAACTACTATCGCAGTATTATAACTATCCATAAAACCTCCATACTTACTGGTATCAAAGCACCAATCATAATCACATCCATTTTCAATGGCTCTTCTAATATCTCTAGCAATTTCATCTACAATGTCGTCATTATCCGCAGCCTTTTCATATTCAGGTTTGTCATTTTCCTTACTTAATTTTAATAATGTCTGTTTAACTTCTTCTTTGTAAGTCCCCAACTGTTGTTTTCTTGTTTCCGCATCCCAGGCAACCCAAGCTGCCATAATTTCATTCACTGTGAGCTGAATCTGCTTTCCATTTCTGGTAATATACACGTTTTGCATAATTATGCATCCTCGCTTTCTTCAACTAATTCAATAGAATACGGAATATCAAGTTCTGGAAATGCCTCTGCTAATCTACAACCAATAATATCAAGCATTACACTATAAGCTTCGTCAGCAGAATTTTCGGTCACACGCATTTTCCCAAGACACGGACCATCTATTCCGTCTGGTCCCATAAACACTTTGAATTCATATTCTTTTGCGTCATCCGACAGTTCCTTCACATCTTCTGGGGTAAATCTAAGATATGTTCTTGGATGAACATATGTAATTTCATCGGAACACTTTTTATACTTATATTTATAAACAGTAAGGCTGTCACCCATTCTCAAATTGATTGCTGGAAAATCTCTAAGTAATCGAATCTTACATTTTCCATTAAATTTCATTCTTCTACCTCTCCAAACAACGCTTCATATTCATCACATTCCAGATGATCCATAGCCCAGTTCTTTGCCCCTTCTTCAGTCAAAGGAATAATTCGAGATCCACCAGTGCTTCCGCCACATACACTTCTTGCATATTCAGTTAAAGCACCACCTTCTCCGTACAGGAAATATTCTCCTGTTTTCTTAAGATATAAGGTTTCCTCGCAATGATTGAAGTCAGAACATGGATATCCATTGCTCCAATAACCAATTTCTTTTGCTGTTTCCGTATCGTATTTTCTTCCGTTAATGATTTTTTTCATGTTTTAGTCCTCCTTTTTAACAAAAAATCTCTTGTATCGCAGTCCAATTTGAAATCTGCAAGTAAAGCAATCAGAGTGCAAGGTCTTCCTTGTACCAGTATTTGTCGCCGCAAGAAACGTTCTCCAAGTACCAGTCTTCCACCACCGCTTCTCCAAAATCAGCATCACCGAACTGCATTTTTTCAAGCCCTTTTTTGTATGCTTCTTCCGGGGTTTCAGCAGAAATTGTGAAATACATTCTTGCATCCCTTAAAGAATAGCAGTTGTAACTTCTCAGTGTTCCATTGCATTCCAAATCTCCAATACTGGAGTCCTTTTCCGGAATATCAGCATACACTACAAAAGCAACTTCGTATTTTTTAGGCATCATCTACAATCCCCTCCTCTACTGCCTCAATGTATGCATCATCCATCAGGCGCGTCACCTGGCAGCATGAGCATTCATCGTTTTCGCAATATTCACAAAGTGCTTTTCCTGCTATACTAAGTTTTTCGTAGAGTTCTTTTGTCATCTTTGCCATATTTTTTACTCCTTTCTTGGGTTAGAATCATACAATTTTTCAACATAAAAATCCCTTTCTTGATCTTAAAATCATCATTTCATGCCAATTCTAACCAATATGAGTTTTTTAATCCTCTTGCTGTTTTTATCGTCCCATTACAGATTTTAAATTTTACACCTAATAACATTGCTGTATTTCCATTTATCTCATATCCTTTACTCTTTAAGTGATGTAAAAATTTATTCATCTTTATTCTCCTTATATTTTCTTAAAATAGTTTCAATTTTATCCGCAAATTTAGATGTTGTAAGTGTCGGTGTACCATTTAATGCGTTCATAACTATCTGAATTTCTTTTTCTGTTAACATGATTACCTCAATTTTCAGCATAAAACTCTTGTTTCATTTGCATTATATTGCTTCTAAAAATCCATCTTAAATTAATCATTCTTCAACCACCTCATATCCTTTCAATTCCAACAATCCTATCAATCCTTTCAATTTTACAAACGCCGGAGTGTATTCTTTTGTCCGATCACAATAACCAAACCATTTACCATTTGTATCTTGCTGAATACGGTAAATATTTCCATTAGTTTTATTTACTGCTTCCATTGCATTACTCCCTTCCGTAATACCGAAGTGTTACACCTCAGCATCACAAATTGCATAAGCCTTATCGATGAGTTCATCTCCGTCTACTACTTTCATGAACATATTTTCCTGATAATATTCACTTCCTCTGGAAGGTTTTCGATGCGTAGAAAAGTCAGAAACAGCATTCACAAATCTATAAGCAGATGGCTCAAGCACCTGCAGATCCGGAGCATTAAGATATCTCATCATCAATTCGTTTCGCATTTCTTGAATGTTTGCCACTTTACGATCTCCATCTTTCTCGCTGATAGGAAGTAACATCTTAACAAACTTATGTACCTTATCAACATCAAGCTTTTTCATTTTCATCTTTCCGAATTCTGTTTCCAAAGCTTCCAGATAATGTTCAGTGTTCATGAGCGTGTATTTTGCCTCCACAAGCTTCTCATCAATGCGTCCGGTATGTTTGCATACCCACTGTCTTTCAGCTTCTTTAAGGGCCAGATTGAGTGTATTTTGGCACCATACACGTACCGGTGTGATGGCTACTCTGACTGATCCTTTTCCATCATGGCTGTTCGTAAACACTAAGAACGGATCAATCTTTTCATCAGTAATCATTCTGCCTTCCAGTCTTGCAAGCATCCACACTTTCTTTCCGCTCTGAAGAGCACCTGCAGTCTCATATGTCACTCCTTCGCCAAGAAGCTCATCTGTAAAGGCAAATGCTTCTTCGTTCTGCACAATCTTGTAACGTTCAGTAACAATACCTAGCGTTTTATTATCAATATCTCTTACATTTGCCTTATAACCAGGAATCTTTAATCCTGTGGCCTCAGAAATAATATCTGTCGGAACTACATTCCAATCCAGACCTGCTAATCTAATTGCGTCTCTTGATGTAACTGCTCCGGCAATTCCCTTGCCAAGTCCGTCCCATGGAGTTCTTCTTGCATCAAACATCGTTTCTACATGTGTAAGGTTATTTGTTCTTCTCTCGATTGTATTGTTCATCATAATATACATCTCCTTTTGTTTAATTAAATTTTTATTCTGTTTTATTTACTTTACTCACCGGCCACTCTTTTAGTAATATCAAAATCTCTTCCGTCCTTCTTACCGGCTTCATAATCTGATTTTGATACTTTTGCTGCTTGCTTAGACTGAAATGTAGTTGTCCTTGCTCCAAGCTCAGACATTCTTTGTTTTACTTCTGGAGGCGTAGATAACACTAAGCCCCAATTTGCCTCTGACTGTGCAGCTGCTCTTTTTTGTTCTTCAAACGCTTCATCAAGTCCTTTAATGAAACCATAAGCATATCCATTGCACATGGATGTAATCAGTTCGTTTGTATAATTAAATAGCTTACCTTTTTGTTTTCTCTTTTTAATTTCTGATTGAATACAATCAGTTGCATATTTAAATGCAATCATACAAATTTCAACGTCTTCATTTAACCCACAAAAATATAATTTATACGTTTGTTTACCTTTTTCTCTACAAGAAAAACTTTCACAGCAGTAATTCTTACTAATAACTTTAGACAATCTCAGCACCCAGGGATCTCTTCTAGTCGAATAAGTAATTCCAGCTGAATGTTCATTTGCCTTTCTTTTTTCTTTATCTTCGACTTCTGCCATAGAGATTTTATGTTCTGCCATAAGCTGCTGTGCCTTTGCAAGAGCTGACTGAGCCTCATGCTCATTCGGACTCTTACTTAATGCTAAAAGTTTCTTGATTTTCTCTTTGTAATCTACCATTTTACATTTCTCCTCTCTCGTTCAGATATAGAATTTTCTGTAACTCTTCATGCGTAATTCCATACTGTTGTTCCAGAAGCTCTTTCCAGTCTTCAAAAGTATCAACTCGTGGATCCTTGCAGTATTTATATCCGGCGTTGATTACATCTTCTGCGATTTTCTTGAGACGTTTCGGTTCAATTCCCTCAGTCCAAAGTGGGCACTCAAGTTTTACATATGTAAGTAGCTCAATTGGTTCTGCAATATGAATAATCATTAAAGCTGCATTTGCAACCTTTTTATTTACATTCTCTTCCGGCTCGGTATTGTATTTATTGCATAAGGAGATAATATCTCTCTTGCTACTCCAGCCGATTTGCATTAAAAACGTTACGGCACTATTGAATTCCAAATCTCCCGTGATCTCTCTGATCTCATCAAGTTTCTGTTTAATTTCATTATAATTATTTAATGCTGGCATTTTATTTCCTCACTCTCTTTTGCTTCATCTACAACATTGCCTTCTTTATCTATGGTGTACGCTTTTCCGCCAAGCTCATGGATTTTATCTCCAAGTAAATCTTTGATAACCCAAAGCTGTGTAACGTGTCCAACAAAGAATCCACAACATTTCGCTGAATCTATCTGCATCTGACGGAGCATCTGGATTACTTCTGTTTTTGAAATCATGTCAGTATTATTCGGCTGGATTTTGATGTTGGAAGAAATGTTAGTAAGGATTTCTTCCATTTCTCTTTTCATATGTTCTACTGCAAGCGAATAACCTTTATCTACTGCATTTTTAGGAATTGCACAATCTTCATCACGATCATCCATTTCTCCTGAAAGAATCTCAAATGCTTCTTTTATCTTTTCATATTCCTGCTGAGTTGCTCTCATTTTGTTCTCCTTTCTTCGCATATTCTCAATGCGTCTTCATACGTTTTTATGTCATAATGCCCACCATTCAATGACTGCGTAGATTCGTTCCAAGTTGTCCATACAACCCACGCACCGCCACCTATAGATGCCTTAATTGCTGGATAATTCTTGTGTTTTGCAATTACCATATACAAATATGAATCCATTGGACTCGCATAACGAATCACATCCTGAAGATCATATTTATTATCCAGATGTTCTTTAAAATATTTTCTTACATTATTCCACACGGACATAGGTACTGTTGCACTCATAATTATTTCCCTCCTGTTTGTTTAATTAAATTTTTATAATGTTCCATTAAGAACTCTGCATAAGCAGTAACCTTATCCTTGTTACCACAATAGAATCCAGTAGTAAACTTCTCGATAAGCTTATCTCTAATATCCTCATGAGTATCCCAATAATCATCCAGATAATCACGATAATCACGATCCATAACCTCTAACATAGATTTGTCATCTATTTTCGCTTCGAAGTTCATATTCTTAATATCTTCCGTCAGATCATCTGGCAAGCGTAAGCGCGCAGCGTCAGCGGAGTTAGGAGCGGAAGCGACGACATCTGGAGCGTCAGCGACTCTTCCGAGCGATCCGGCTACCAGGCCATCCAAGCGGTCACGCTGGTGGTCACGGTACCGGTCGGTACTATTATTATTATTATTATAATTATTATTAGTATTATAATTAGTACCAGTACCGGAACCAGATGGCCATATCACCTGCCCCGTAGGATCATATTCAATTTCATTTATGAGCAAGTTAAAGTCAACAAAACCTGCATACCCGCCATCTCTGTATTTTGTAAGTACTTTATTGACTTTGCCTTTGCTCGTCTTCAGCTCTTGCGCAATCTGATTCTGAGAATATTCTGGATGATCACGCTTCAATTCCAAGATGGATAAAGTGACGGTCATGTTCTCACCGAATGCTCGTGACCGCTTTTCTTGGGACGAGTCGATTGTCTCAAGTAAGGTGTCTCCTACATATAATAGAAGTTCTTTGTCTATTGGTTTGGCATACAGTCCATAATCTATGACCGCCTCATAATATTCCAGAGCTTTCTCCGGCCCAAGAATTTCTTTTATTCGTTCTCCCTGTTTTCTATATGAAGAAAAGAAGGTAAAGCATTTCCCTCGGTCAAATTCTTTTTCACTCATGATTTTTCCTCCGATTTGCTTTCGTTAATCTCTTCTGTTGTCTTTATTTTGGATATGTGTATCAAGAGCTGTGCATAACTCCGGTGTTGCTTCAAATATATAAACATCCAGATTTGGACGTCTTCTATTTGGCGTGATGCCAAGAATTTTAAATCCCTCTTTCCTCAACAGCCATGCGATTCTCTGGCTGCGGACTGCTTTTGTTTTCATTATATTACTTCTCCTTATGCGCAGTTAATTTAACTTGTTTTAAATATATCATATTTTTGTATTGATGTAAAGTTAATTATACTTGTTTCGATGCCTTGATAATGCTGTATTTACCCAATCTTTCCCATTGAGGACGTATTCAAGTAAATCCCAACCGGTGTTTCCCAGCTGGTTCCATACATGGTCAAGACCGTGACCGCGTGTCCTGTCCATCGGATACAGAACTGTTGCAATAATGTTGAATAATTCATTTGCTTTGGCCCAATCAGTGATGTGATAAAAGTAATCGTACCGTTTATTACCATTTTTATCTGGTAGGATATCATTATCTGTATAATTCAAATACTCTTCTCCTATATATGGAAGGACATCTGAATTTACCGCGTCTTCGAAGAACCAATCTGCGCTGTTATCTTCCGAAAGATCCTTTAATACTTCTGGCTTCCAATACTGTGGTAACGGACATATGTATAAGCGGAAACAAATTGTCTTCTGATCTGATCCAAACGCCTGCAGATCCATTGCTTTAATAATATAGCGATATTCGAAAGCCGGCATATCTTCATCTGCTTCTGCCTGATAGATTTCTTTTGACAGTAATGTTAACTGGCCTCCGTCGCTATATTCTTCATCGAATTTCTCTTTCCACGGGATGATTTGATCCGGATTGCCTGGTCTCCATCCTGCAAATGACAGTGTTTCACTCATCTTCGCCCACCTCTTCCTCAATGACCGTGAACGGATGACCAATAATTTTTTCAATTTCCTTTATGGTCATTATAGTTGGTTCTTCCCAATCAGGGTTCATGTATTTCGGAGTGCTGTTTTTTGTGTAGAATGTATTAATTAAGGCATATTGGGTTTTATAATTTGATTTCCACACTTTAATTATGTCAAGGCTATGATCATCATTATGCCTATTTGATTTATAATTACTTAAATAGGCTTTACAAGACACACCATGCGCAGTAATATTGGTATAAATGGCAAGATAATTGTCAGAATGCTCATTTCCTAATACAATCCCGATTTTTCCATTTCTTAACTTTACAATATCTGTAGCTGCCAGCTCCGGCATTTTATTACTTGTTATCATGCGATTTCCCTCTTTTCTCTTCTTCCTGTAAACAGATTGATTAATTTAATTTTTTCTCTACGTCGTTCACGCTTACGTTCTTCTTCCTGGCGCTTACAGTCTGCCATGATTTTATCGAATTTTGTTTCTTCGTATGAGGCAGAAATTACAATGTCAACCAGCACTCCATTGTGGGCAACGATTGTTTCCACATGGAATTTTTCGTAATTTTTATGATTATCTACTGCTTCTTTAATCTTTGTCATTACAGTTCACCTCTCTCTTTCATTTTTGTTTTCAACTGTTCCACATAATCTCTGGCTTCTACCAATGTACATTTCTGCGACTCTGTGTTGTGCATGTGATAATACAATCTGATTGCTTTCACTTTTTCGTGATGTTTCAAGAAATTCTGTACAGTAATTTCTGTAGGAGACATTTCCCTTACAATGTTTCCAAAGAATGTACGGATATAGAATTCAAGATCCGGATCCCATTCATTAATTTTCTCATCACCTGTCATGAGATAGATCGCATTGATGATGTCTGTGACCGGAATAATACTTCCGTTTTTATGAAGAAAGTATCTTCCCTTCATTGGAATTGTGACTGTTGCTTTTGCTTCTGCTTTATTCATTTGCTTTCTCTCCTATTCTTATGCTCAATAGCATAATTCAGCTACGATTTAGAAGGAGAGCGGCTCTAAATTTCACGCCGCATATGCCGAAGCTGAATTATGATATCGAACATTCGTTTGTCTTTGAGCAGAGTATAGCACTTACGGTACTAAAATGCAAGTGCTATATTCTGTATAATTTAATTTGTTTTATTTGTTTTCTGTTCCAGTTGCTCCGTAATAGCGCTGACTATTGATTACAGAAGTAACTTTTCTTAAATCACCGCCGGTATATAAAGGTTGAATCCCTAATTTCTTAGCAACTTCTTTTTCCAGATGCATTGTGAGGTATTCCGCTGGTCTTCTGCCATGATATTTCGAAAGTGCATCAGCGAAAAATGTGTTCGGTTTTATTGGCTCAAATATTCCAATAATTGCATTAACAACTCGTGGATCATTATCATGCATGTTCAAAACACTTTTTACTGGGCGAATAACATTTGCTGCATATCCATTTGGCTCTGTATGCCATCCAGCTTTTTCGATAATATCGAAGATATTATTGAGAGTCTCTTCACCATTAGTAAGAGCTGCTGCATCTCTTGCTGCTGCATATCCTGTGAGGACTTTGTAATCAGCTGCTTTTAATGCATCTCGTTTCTCTTTTGGAAGATTCTTCAGTTCATGCACACTTAAAAGTAATTTTCTTCCTTTAAGGCAATTGTCAAGAACGCAATATTTTTTGACACCCATAGTGACATTTGCTCTGTGTTTCTGAGCAAGCGATAATTTATCAACATCATCTCCCTGTTCGGAAAATAATGCGGCTTCTTTCATTTTCCTTTCCATAGGATCCACAGGTAATCCTTCTGTAAGTACCGCAATAACATATTTCTCTTCCCGAATGCCTGCTGCCAGCATTCTATGAGATCCATCAATTACTGCGAATGTTGCTGTTTCTGGATGTGGGGATACCAGAACTGGCTCACATTTGTTGAAGTCCCATTTGCGTACAAGCGAATATACTTTCTCCATGTTAATACAATATACTCTTTGATAGTCTTCATCAATTTCCAGAAGCTCCAATGGAATACAGCAAAATCTTTTGCCTCCGATTCTCTGACAGTTACTCATTACTGTGTTAAATGCTGTCTGATCTTTGAATACTTCCGGTCTGATTACTTTGCTTTCTTTCTCTGTTTCTCCTGTAAGTAATTTTTCGATTGCTTTGTAGTTCATCATTGTTTTCTACCTCTTTCTTTTGTTTGATTTAATTTTTATTTAGTTTTTTAACCGATCAATGTCCAGAATTTTCTCCAGGCATGATCATACTTTTGCCTTGATGTCTGGTTTTCACATTCGGTTTCTGTTGTTCGAATGACTTTGTTAATCACATCTTTAGGGATTTTGAAGTCTTCCATTAAGTTACGGATTTCTTCATCCCAAAAGAATCGACTTTGAGCTTCTTCGTAATGCTTCTTTTGGATGTTTGTACATCCATATAATGGAAATTCTCCCATGGTTACGATATTCCCTATGCTTCCGTTGCCTTTCATGTTGTTCACCTCTCTTTCTAAATTGCATAGAGCTTGCGACCGTTGATATTGGCACAGCATTCAATTAATTTCGCTTCCTTCATGCCTATCAACCCTGGCAGGCTGCAGATTGCAATAATCTTGTCTTCATAGATAGCATCTGCCTTGGAATAGTACAGTCTAATCTTCTGGTAGTTTGCTTCAGCTAGATTCTGCGTCATTACTTTTTCGTTATGCCATATCTGCTCTGCTGTTTCATAGTCATTTGCTTCAATGGCAGATTTTCTTCTTGCTTTGAAGTCTTTGATTGCCTGTACCATACCTCTGATATCGGCATTAAGCGCATCTAATTTCTTTTGTTTTGGTATCATGATTATTCTCCCTTCTTATGCGGCTGATGTAATAAACATTCTCAGCCATTCTCCATTTATTCTTTCCCATGCTGTGGGATTTAAAGCATATTCTTTTGGTTTGAACAATTCTCTGTATCTTTTGTTCATGGCATCAAGGGAATCAAAGAACTCTTCCCTTTTCAAGTTCCCTTTCTGCGCACCGGATTTAAAATAGATCCGGAGTTTGTATCTGTGTTCCATGCAATCACCTCGTTTCTATTTGCTTACAACAGACAGGATATTTCCCTGTTTATCAAGTTTTACTGTTACTTCGGATCCGCTCTGGAATCCGGATACATCATATGCTTTTCCATTCTCATCAAGGATATAGTTTCCTGATGCGGAAACAGTTCCCTTGACAGAATGGATTCCGGCATATACGTCAGAATCAATATGTCCGACAATACTTGCGAACATTAAAAAAGCAGCTATTCCTAAGCTGTCTTTAATAAGGGTTGATCGTTTTTTGCGTGTAATCACACGCTGATTATATTCTGTTCTTGTCATTTATTTTCTCCTTTATGTGTTCAATTTAATTTGCATACTGTTCGAAGTGTTTTAATCCACCTGCATAATGGGCCAGCAACACTTCGTCATCAGTTACATATTTAGTTCCCTTGGAATCCATGATACAGGACGCAAGGTCATTGATTTCATAATCTCCGGCATCTGCATACCATGAGAACATATTTCCGTTGGAACAGGTGATTGTTACAAGATCAACTTCCGGTTCTACATCGTATTCGATTTCTGTAACAATTCCGGTAAGAGGGTAAAGATTATCAAGGGTGCTGATTCCCTCAATATCCTCTGTATAATATCCGGTTCCGTCACTGAAACCATAAAGAGTTCCGGTTTCTGTACGATTAACGGAAGTGATTTCTCTTGCTGATACCGGAGTACAGCTTGAGAATAATGTTGTTGTTACTACGATTGCAGTAACGATAGTTTTTGTTGTTTTAGTCATGGCTATTTCCCTCCCTTACGCGAAAGTTGTGAACTTGTCACAACGCATTCTCTTGTCATCTGGTGCCACTCTTTCGTAACCTGGGACTGGAGTGAGTCCAAATACTTCTCCCGGATATGCCTGAGCAGCAATAATGCTACCAATGATTACTAAAGTCTCCCCGGCCACAGCGTTCTGGTTGAAAGACTCTTTGATGGAAGAAATGATTTCCCTTCCTTCATCAGTGCCTACAAACTCTGTTTTTACAAACAGAGGTGATACCTGTTTTTCAATTGCCTTTGCGTTAATCAACACACTTGTAGGCACTGAAATCAGACTTCCATTTACATCCTGTATTGTTACCGGATGCGGAGTGGTATTCACTACTGTTACGTTATTTGAGAATGTTACGAAGTTGAAATTATTAGTTGTTGTTGTCATGGCTATTCTCCATTCTCCCCGTATGCCGATAGGACAGCTGATTTATTTTTATTTCCCTGTATATTAGAATCAATTTCCCTGTACATGGGGGTATCCCGTCCAGAAAAATCAATTCTCAATTTGTTTCCGTTTTTCAAATCCGCCAGTCAAGGAAAATTATATAGACCGGTAGATAATTTAATTAGTTTTTATTAGCTGCAATGATTAGCTTAAATTCATGCAGACTGATTACGCCCTTGAGATACAAGTCAAGTGCATCATTTGCAAGAACTGCAAGGCGCTCATATTCATGAGTAGCCATGCAGTAATCAATGTAATCACGAGCATCAAGTGCTCGGATTTCAAAGTTCGGATCACCAATGATAATGCAAGCCACATGACGAGCAATATCAATATCTTCTGGCGTATCATTATCAATGAATGTGTGCCATATATTGACATACACCCACTGGGATGCTACTTCTGCCGGATATGAATGGCAGAGTTCCTGATACAGTGTATGGGCACTGTATCCAAAAAAGTTACGGGATACGAATGTATCGAATTTTTTGATTGTATCATTTGATTTCATGTGATTTTCCTCCGGTGCTTTTAAGGGAAAAGCATAACCTTAAATTTATTTAAAGAAAGCATCATAAATAATCGGGATTACTACCATGAGCACTGGTCCAAATCCCATGGCTAAATCAAACATGGTTTCATAAATTTCATCGACTCTTTCTTCTGTGAAAAATTTCTTTAATTTCTTCATTATCTTACCTCCTCATAGATGTCTGTCCACTCACCGGTCATGAAGTTGATTTCATAACGTGGAGCTAAATCTTCGTAATTATCAGTATCCTGTATGAAGGATACTTCAAAATTGAACTTACCCCAGTTCTTCTCGAACTGTTTATAGATCGGGATAAGTTCTTTGTTACTTGTAAACAGCACCGGAATAAGTGCATTCTCGTGTGTGTCGAATTCACACTGAGACAGTACTGCTGCAAGTGCAATTCTGGTACGAATTGAAAGGGAACCATGTCTGTTAAGAACAAGATTACGGAGCTTGCGCACTGTGTACTGTGGACGATAGCAGATCGCTTCTGCAAATGTCATCTGGACACTAAAGCGTCCGGATAACTCATTACCCTCTGTGCGGTCATAGAAGATTTCTTCTGAGTTCATAAGTGCGTTGATAATTTCTTTTGCTGTGTTAAGGGATGCGTTAATTCTTATGTTTGTCATGATAATTCTCCTTCTTGCCTTTTGGTTTAGGCATAACCTTATTTGTTTCCGTTGGTAAAATCTATACTCTTCATGGGCATTATAGAAGGGCATAGAAAATCCCTTATCAAGGTTCGACCTTGCAATTTCCAGATAGGAAATAGCCTGCTCCTCACAGGAATAAGGGATAGCAAGTTTAAAATTATTAATAGTTATAATATGTAAATATATTTGTATATATCTACATACTGGTCCAGCTGTTCAACGCTGGTATTATTGAATGCATTTAGCATTCGTTCTGTCATGACCCCAAAGAGATGAACGAGGTCTGACAGAATCTGACTGTAAATAGGGTTTGGAAGCTCGTAGAACTTAAGACTCTGGAGTTCCTGAACTGTGAAATAACGGTTGTCCATATCTTCTTCTCCTTCCTCTGATTATTTTATGATTAAATGTACGGGTTTATGCGCACATATAATCCTTGATGTTACCGCGTTCATCTGTCTCGCGGTAATGGCAGTCGTATTCAGACTGGATGAACGCATCCGGATACGGCAGATTTTGTAATATTTTAGTCGCCTGTTCATGCGTGTAGTTATTCGCATGATTGCGACTGAAATACGTCGCACCTGTACGTGGTGATGTATATAGGTGACGTAAGATTGTACCGGATCTGCCCGCTGGTGTGATGAGACAGATCTGATATTTGGGATGTGGTTGTGGGTTTGATAAAATTTGTGATAACATTTATTTGCCTTTCTGATTTTTGTGTACTAAAAAAGAGAGCTTACGCTCTCCTTTTTAGAAGCTTTATTATTTTGTAAACGCTTTTGCTATGTCACTGGACCATGCATATTCATCTTTAGCAGTCATTGAGATGTAAAATGCCCAAAGAGCTTGTATAAATTTACTCTCATCTTCTGAATATTCTTTGTATTCAGAAGCTATTTGTTCTGGTTTTTTACCCTCACTGCCGACGGAATGCCAAGACCAATAATCATAGGTTGACGGTTGACAGTATTTTTTCACATGTTCATCCATAATATGCAACGCACGCTCGCGGCGTTTGGAATCCCACTCTGAAAAATTATATTGTTTAGTATCAATTATCATATTAGTTCACCTCCACGACATCATCTCCTCTCATTATAGGTGGCATTGTATGATTAATCAATGATTTTACCATTAATTTTTACTACAATTGTAGCACGTTTTTCAACTTTCTCAGGACGGCACTTAATCTGATTGATTTTCATGCCGTCTCTGCGACGTGCTTCATAGGTATCAGTGTATCCTTCAAAAGGTCTGAAAGATATAGATTCAGGACAAATAATATCATTGTTATATGACACTTGTTCTTCATCATGTACTAATTCATCCCACGGAATACGCGCCTGCTGTGGCGTTACATAACTATCATATTCTGGTTTAATACGAACGCCATTACACGGAACCGGACGTAAACCATATTGACGTGAAACCTGTTTATAAGCTCTGTCAATGGCTTTTTCGGCGCGTTTTTCGGCTACTTTTGGGTCTTGAAATGTCTTGATTTTAGGTATTCCGCCTATTTCGTGACAAATATTTGCGACTGCGGTAAATGCCGGATGTTCACGTCCTATGAGCATTTCGCGCCATCTGTTGCTTACCCATGACGGTTTTAAAACATAAATTGGCATAGTATCCTTGCGAATATTTTTAGGTTGAGTACAGATAAAAAAGATATACTCTGTGCCTTTTTCATATGGAATTAAAACACGTCCGTAAATCGCGCCAACTGGCACATTATACCTCTCAAATTTTGTCCCGTATTTTGACGCAATACGAGCATATTGTTTTATACCTTTTTTACCCATTTTATACCTCTTTCCGCCTAATACATTTTGTACTATGATATAGGCATATTATTTTTATTGCACTAAAAAAGAGTCCTTGTTAGGACTCTTTTTCCTCTGTTTTTGGTGTTTCTGGTGTTTCTTCTGGTCTATTGACTGCGATTTTTCCACCGTCGAAGATGACCGCAAAAAGGTCTGTCAGTGAAGACAGTACTTTTTGTTTATCATTTTTCACCTGATAGGTGTAGTTATCCCATACGGTTGTATCGCCATCTTTGTGGCTATTTCTAGAAGCTGTACCGCCAAAACTTGCAATGAAGTGACGGACACATTCCTCTGAAATATCAGATTTTTTAACATTAACACCGTAGAACATAATACCGGATTCTGCAAACATTCTATGGAAAATACTTGTAAGCATTTTCTTAAATGCTGTTACCCCTGTACCTTTTTTATAGTATGCTGTAATCAGGGTTGAGAAATCGCACATTTTATCATTGCCATTTTCATCTTTACCGTCAATCAGGCATTTTTCATCAAGTTTAATTGATGAAATACAAGTATGTGCCTGAAGCATCAAGAATGTTCTATCAATTTCTGATAAAGCGTTAAAAGTTTCAATATTAACGCCTTTACCGTTAAGGGCGGCAAGTTCTCGACGTGCGTCAATTAAATTTGTACGCGCGTCGAGAAATTTGTTAATATCAAATTTTTCGTCGTGTACGCTATACAGTTCTTCTCGTGTCACTGTCTCAAAGTCGGCGTCTTTCAACGTTGTTTCTTCGAGGATTTTTGTATATGTATCATAAGTCTTTTTTGCGCTGTCGCGTAAAGACTGATACACCAGAAAACGAACATGATTGTAAACTTCTGTCGCTTTTTCTGGAATAACGTTAACTGCTTTGACCTGAATACGTGTGCTATCGAATGTTTTTGCCATAATTATCTACCTCTTTTATTCTAAGATTTTAGTTGTCAGTTGTTCGCCATGCTTTATTTCAGCTATGGTTACTATACCATGACTAATATGTACTTGTATAAACGTGTTTTACCAACGTTCTACACACTGTTGCGTGTGCTACATCAAGAGACAAAACACGGTGAAAGTTGCACTTGTCGTAAACATGTACAATACTGCCATAGGCAGTAACTCTAAACAAGACGCCTGATTGAAATTGTAACGTTGTTTAGAAACATTCACCTATATGTGAGTTGTGTTCTATGAGCCTGATTGACGAGTTGCAAGTCCGTGTCGACTACTGCCGACTATACCGCCCACTTACAGTATTTTAACGCTTTTTCCGCGTCCCCCTTGTTAGGGTTGTTGCCTACCATGCTTTTCAGCGACTTTCAAAACTTTTTTCTTGCCTATATTAGCGCAAGCCGTTTGCCTGTCTGCCACCTAGATTGAACATACCGCATTCACATAGAAATTTCCATGGGAACGCCTTTTCGACAAATGGTAACATTGATATAGGGTTGTTATTCCCTGTCGCATTTTCATTTCTTGACAGCGACTGTCACGAACCACACTTTAGCCCTGTATGATAAAGGGGGATGGACCGCTGAAAAATCAGCGTTCTAATTGCGATACTACGGAATACTTTGAAAATGCTTTTACTTATGATATGCGCCCCACATGGGCATTGGACATATCACATGTATTTGCATGTTCGCGATATTCAATTGAACCGCTCAAGTGTTTACCGTCCCTTCGGACAACTATATAATACCAAAATCATTTGTCTAAAAATGAAAATGTATAAAAAAAGTTATAGAATATTTATTCATATAAATACATAATTCGTGCATAAAACATGTATATATACATAAAATTAGCTATATTATGCATAAAATTAGCAGTAATTGGAATTACTCAAAAAGGGGGTACTTTTAACGCCAAAATGGGCTAAAATTACCCAGAAAGACCTAAGCCGGTTAACTTCCACACTGGCTTGAAAAATACGCCCTCTCTTCCTATTAAAATGTAACGCTCCCCACATCGCCAAACTCCTATAATCACCGCCCATATTGTTCCACGCTCCCCCAAATCTCACCTCACACTACCCTCCAAACCCCCATCTACCGTCCATATTTTCAAACGCATAATCTCAAATATTTCAGTTAATTTAACTTCTTTTATTGACAAATCCATCTTCCTATGCTATTATCTCATTATCAAAACAAGCTAAATTAACTCAATATGCAAAGAAAATCTACAAAATCCAAATATCCACAACTTGTTTTGATAATTCAATAACATTAAATAACACATCAATAACTCGTAAATCTTAGCAGTAAATAACAGGAGGACAAACCAAAATGTCACATCAAACAGAATACGATCTCAGAATGAGATCCTACAAATCAATTACAGATGCTCATCTAATCCCTCGCACCCCAGTGATCATCCAAATCGATGGTCGTGCATTCCATACTTTTACCAGGGGGTTCAAAAAACCATTTGATCAGGTACTTATGGCTGCTATGCGCTATACTGCAGAATACCTCTGTAGAAATATCCAGGGCTGTGTCCTGGCTTATACTCAATCAGATGAAATTAATCTTCTTCTTATTGATTATGAGAAACTTGAAACTTCACCATGGTTTGATAACCGGGTCCAGAAACTTGCTTCTATAGCAGCATCTATGGCCACTAATTATTTCAATCAAAAATTTAAAGAATTAGTAAAAATTATCGGCAGAAGATATTATTCTCCAAACCACAACTATGATCGTGCATTACTCAAAGGAGCAGAATTTGCTGCATGCGTATTCAATCTCCCACGAGAAGAAGTCACAAACTACTTTAACTGGAGACAGCAGGATGCAATTCGTAACTCTATTCAAATGGTTGGTCAAGCACATTTTTCTCAGACCGAACTAAATGGTAAATGTAATCAAGAAATCATAGAAATGCTTATTCAGCAAAAAGATATTGACTGGAACAAACTTAAAATTTACAAACAGCGCGGTACCTGTATCATCAGATCTGCTCATAGTTCTTTCTTATTAAATGGTAAACAAATTACAGCAGATACATGGTCTCATGACTTCGATATTCCACGATTCATAGGTGAAGGTCGCGATTATATAGAAAGATATCTGTATCCGGATGATCCAAACAACACTACTTCTCGAAAGGACGGAAATAATTAAATTATGCAGAGCAAAGAACATAAAGATACAAAATATGCTTGGCAGTTAGAACGTGACAGTGATTACACTTCTGCTACAGCATTTGACTCAATAGAAGAATGCATTGCAGATGCTCAAGACTACTTTGCAGAAGAAAATGTAAAAATCAAATCAATTACAATTCAGGAACTTAGACCATATGAAATCTCTGTTGATGCAGAAAGAGTTCTTGAAGTTGTCTGGGAGGAAGCAGAGGCAAACGTTGGTGATCTTGTAGATGACTGGCTAGATAGTAGAACAGCTTATACTACCGAACAATTGGCTGATCTTTCCGAACGTTTGACGGGGGTAATTAAAACTTGGCTGGAAGAAACTCATAATGAACCTGATTTCTTCAATATTATAGGAGAAAAAGAAATTTCAATATGTAATATACCACAATAGGGGGATAAATCATGGTAATACTTATATGTATTCTTTTATTTGTATTAACCGGTATTGGATGTTGGGCTTTATGTGCTGCATCTGATACTGATAAATATGATGATGAAGAAATTAAATATGATCAAAATGATGATAACAAATTTAATTAAACAATAAAGGAGAAAAACAAAATGAGTACTTATACAACAAACACAAAACCAGAATCCAAATTTGAAGACGTACCAGAAGAAGTTCTTACAGACCCAACAATGAGAACAGCACTTGGAATGGATCCTATCCCAGGGATGAATACTCCAGTCAGTGCAGCTGATGATATTTGCGGCTTCGTAAATGAGCATAGCGGTCTTAATCTGAAGGCAACTCCGGTAAATGAATTTACAGGCAGTATTAATTTCGAGACTACTTCTCTTACACTACTTGAGGAACAGCGATTCCTTCACAAAACAATTCGTGTATTTGGAACTACAGACAATCCACTGTTCTTAGCTCGCGATGTAGCTGAGTGGCTGGACTATAGTAAAGATCCGGATAAAGGATATAGGACAGACAGGATGCTGAGTTCTGTAGATGATGATGAGAAAGTTAAAATCAAGACCCCCTCACAATATGAGGGGGTGCTAAAAACCAATACAGTATACAGTTTTCTCACTGAAAATGGTCTCTACGAAGTATTGATGCTTTCCCGTAAGCCACAAGCAAAGCCATTCAAAAAGAAAGTAAAAGAAATTCTCAAATCCATCCGTAAAAACGGTGCTTACATCCGTAATCAGGAAAATATGACTCCGGAGCAGCTTGTGGCAGCAGGTCTCATTGCAGCTCAGAAGATTATTGAGAGTAAAGAGAAAGAGATTGCTCTTTTAAATGGTCGCTGCGGATTACTGACCCAGACAGTGGATGAGAAGCAGGAAACGATTAATGCAATTTCAAGAAATGTTCCAGCTCCGACGAAACGTATGATTCTGAATCGTGTAATGAAACGTAAAAGTAAGGATCTTATCCAGAATCGCTGGGCTGTGCTTTATCGTGAATTTGAGAATATCAATCATATGAATCTTAATCTTCGTATTGAAAAATATAATAAAGAACCAAATCATAAAAAGTGTCCTACAAAAATTGATTACATTGACAATGTTCTTGGGAAAATGGATGAATTATATGACCTGGCAGTAAAACTTTTCGAATCTGATTTTACACAGCTTATGCAGGAAATGCATTTATTACGTATGACTGATGAAGAATATGAAGACGAAGAATATTGGAAACGTGTACTTTAAGATAAGGAGGGAATGGTAAGAGTGCCTGCCGGTGCTCTTACCTATTAAAAATATGAGTTATTTACCAATCATAAGATTTAAAAATAGATGGCAAACATTCGATTTAAATTTACATTATCCATATTCAGTAAATGGGAAAATTATTAATTATACTCATTTAGGATATAGAGGTGATGCCTGTTATATTGTTGATAATGAATATAATACATATTATCTTCCTCATGATTACGCTGAAATTATTAATGATGCATTAAAATTACATAGCAATATCTATCATGAATGTGACACAGATTCACATAGACGTCAAATAATAACAAAACTCGAAAATATGAATAGACGTGAATATGGCGGGAATGATTTTGAATTACTTAATAGTGTATTGGCAGAACAAAGTAGAAACAGCAATTGTATTCATGGCAGAATCTTATACGATACTACGTGTAATAAAGCATATGTATATAACTGTGATGGAACCATACTTTGTGCTATACGTTTGTGTCACCTTGAACCATCATCTACGCAAAGAGGTCGTAGGTCTGAAGTAACATCTACTTTTGAAGAGGAACTTAATATTAACAATATTAACAATTTTAATAGGCTAATAGATAATGTAAGGGCATCTTCTAATAGTTGTGAATTTGAGAGAGGATACTTTCGTAGTTTTGTCTCAAGTCGATTCAAAACTTACATTCATCAATTTAATTATGTCCCAAAATACATAAAACATTTTATGCCTGGAGAATCAGAAGATACTACTCTCCTGCTCGGAGCAGAGATTGAAGTAGGTGGAAATAATAATGTCACTTCTGATAATGACAAAAATTCCACAGTGAAAAAATGTATTCAGATTATGAATGGATCTGATAGTGATGAAGAAAATCTTATTTACAGTACACATGATAGCACTGTACAGATTGAATTTGACACTATGCCATGCAGTTTGGAATTTCATAAGAACAAAATGAACTACCGTGAAATGTTCGAATATCTTGATAAAGAAGGATATAAAGGTCATGATTGTGAAACTGCCGGATTACATATTCATGCGAATCGTAGCTATTTAGGGAAATCAAGAATATCACAAGAGTTAGTTATATCTAAGTATAGTGGTTCAGTTGTCAAGACAAAAATCTAAGCTTTTTATAATGAACTGATATATGTAACTGGGTAGGGGAGA